GAGGATGAGGACGAAGATTACGAATTTGATGATAAATTTGATTATTTTAAGTTGTTGTAGATGATTTCATAGATAAGACTCAAGAATATAAAAATCCTCCGATGTAATTGGAGTATTAACTTAAAGGTTAGTACTCCTTTTTTTATATAAATATATATATGCTTAATGGAGGTTACTATGAGTGTCATTAAAAAAATATGGGAGTTCTTCATTCCTTTACTATCCGAGAGAAATGATAAAGGTGAATATAAACGAGCATCTTTAGGTAGAATCTCGTTCTGGATCGTGTTTGGTATAGCAATTTGGATCTGGATAGCAGGAACGGGTGATATTCAAGCATCACATTTACAAATGCTTTACATTACAGCTACCTATAATCTCATGAAAAAAGCATCATGGTTTAATAGGTCAGATCTTTCTGCGGGACCAGATGCAAAAAATTATAGTGATCCTTATAATGATAGATCTCCAAGAATCTAAGGAGTTAATATGTGGACAACAATACTGACTATAATTAAAAGACCAACAGTGGTCGCCATAATTGTGTTGCTTTTGTTATGCGGAACATTATACATTAATAACGCTAGACAGGATGTTAAAATTGCGGAATTGGGCACTAAAATCGCAAAAATAGAATTAAATTATTCTACTTGTAAAACCAGTAAATCTACACTACAAGAAGCTATCAACGTTTGTAATGGTCAGTCTGATGCTTGGGTTGCAAGTAATGATGCTCTAAGAGAACAGATAACCAAATGTTACGATGAAGTTGCTTATTGGCAAAATTTATATGATAACAAAATCTGTTTCACTAATGAAGACGAAACCCCTGTTGTCCCCTCTCAGGGTAAGGTGGTCAATGATGTTAAAAGTTCCGAAGCTGTTCATCGTATTAACATTATTTTTGGGGATTAATGGATGTGGTTGGTTTTCCAAACCTGAACCTGAAATTGTTACAAAAATATCATATATTTACGTATATAATAAATGTCCTATACCAAAAGTACCAGAATATACAAAGCTTGATAATTCTAGTCATATAGGAAGTGCTTTTAATATAAATATTCTTGTAGGAAATGTAGAAAAAATGAAATCCTATAATAAAAGTTTGTTGGGGTCATTGGAGTGTTATGACAAACAAACCAAGGAGATAAATAATGATAGACATTGATTTATTAGTTGAAAGATATATAATAGATGCTAATATTTATTCGGGGAATAAAACTCCGATGTCCAGAGTAGAAGCTTTGAGTGAGTAGATTGGAAAAATCAAAAGACAAAGATGAAATGGGGTTTCTTGTCAGAGTTGCTAGTTTTGCCGGTGCGACTCGACATGAACTAGAAGATGCTCTTAATGGTAGAAAATATAATTTCTATACAGCAGATATCAACAAAGAAAAGCGATGGAGATGGTGATGAATAACATATTAGATCGAATTAATGATAAACTGGATGAGATGGCAAAAGGAGATTTTGCTGGATGGGTTGCTATGTATGGTGGTAAGCGCATTGAAATTACCAAAGATCAAGCAACAGATTTATATGGAGCAAAACAGCTTGCTATCAAACAGTTAAAAGTTCCCAAATCAAAACAAGGTCTTTTAGCTATAAAGCTGGGTTATGAAGAATAATGAGATTTGAACGATACATAAACGAAGGTGATGGTGATTTTGACTTAAATAAACGTATCGTTTTTTCATGGAAAGGTCATAAGGTAGTTAATACCGAGCATGGTAAGCAACGCATCAAACAACGTAGTGATATTACGGACTTTCAAATGTTGACAATGTTCAAAAATGCTATTAAGAAGATTGAAAGTAAATCCGTAAAGATAGGGGAAAAAATTGTTTTTTGGTCTAAAACATTAGGACAAGCTTTTATAGCAAAGATAGATGATGTTAAGGATTTGATATTACTTACGTTCTTTCCGAGACACAAGAAACCGAGTGGAGTAAATGATCCATATCAACGAGAAGTTGTTATAGAAGGCGAACATTTAAGAATAGTGGAGATATGAAATTAATGAGGCTTGAGCAGTATATAACCGAAAGCATTAACGATAAGGGTATTTTCAAGGCCATATTCATGGCAGGTTCGCCGGGATCAGGAAAGTCGTTTGTAAGAAAAAAATTGTCAGGTGGGTATGAACCCAGAGTCGTAAATACCGATAAATTCACAGAATTCTTCGGGGGGTGGAATGGTTTTAGTGAGAAGATAAAACTTCTTAATAATAATCAATTATTGTTATATTTAAATTCTATGTTACCTCTTTGGATTGACGGAACTTCTGGTAATAGAAACAATCTCATGACAAGAGAAGGTCTTTTGTCAGGGATGGGATACGATACTGGTATGATATGGGTCAATACTGACCTTGACGAAGCAGTTAAGAGGGCACAGGAGCGCGAAGCCCATGGCGGTAGACATGTTGATATCCCTTGGTTAAAAGAAACTTACGAAAAAATTCAGAAGATGAAATCATTCTATATGACTCGTTTTCAATGGTTCTTAGAGGTTGACAATAATACTGGACAATTAACTGATGAAGTGGTACAAAATCTATACTCAAAAACACTTCCATTTTTTGGGGGACCAGTGAAAAACCCACATGGGCAAGAAATTATAAATACTTTAAAAGAGATGGGTGGAAAATACCTTACGGATATGGAAGAATATGATATGAAGTTTATTCAAAATAGAACAAAAGCGTGGTTTACGTGATGAAAAAGTTCTACGATAAATTAAATGAGGCGACAACTCTATCTTCCGGTGGATATACTAATCCCGGTGATGGATCTGGTATTACAGGTGATGATGATCTTCCTACTGGTACGACTGTGTTTGGTGATAAAATGGTGCCTGTTGTTGTAAATAATCGATTAACAGGTAAAACCATAAAGTATGTACCAGCCGAGGATCTAGGTCAAGGGTGGAATTATGATGAATTTGAAAATTCATCTGGTATGGGATCAATAAAAGGGTATTCAACGACACTCTTAGGTTTAAGAGAATTATTAGGGAAAAGGTTGTTTAAACATGCCCAAAAAGAGAAACTTAAGATGCAGACTGATAAATGGGATAAGCGTTCAGGGGATCAAGATGATAGCGGTACTAATCAAACAGCAAAGATCAGTGATGATGATCCTTCAAAAATAGAATTATCTAAGGGTGGAACTGAAAGTGAAATTAAGAATGAAAAACCCGAAACAAATGATCATTGGAGAGAAGTGCCTATGAAACATATTGGCGATTTAGACATAATGGAGAAAATTAACAATTACTTAGGGGAACCCGAAGAGATGGTTAATGAGGTGGTTGCTGATGCGAATGACAGGAAATTATTAGCACAAGCTATCATAAAAGGCAAGAACACAAAGATAAGTATTAAGAGTTTAGGTGTTCAGGCGATTGTGACCAATTCTGAGGCTGAAACTATTGTAACATACCAAAAAAATGAAGATTTTACTCTAATTTTAGTGGATATTGCTGATACTTTGGGCATGGAATTTAAATTAACCAAAGATGGTGGAAAACAAGCTTTCCGTTTAATAAAATAAAACCCTGTTATCAATCGAACAGGGTTTCTTTATACCTCTGACCTTCTATGATATTGTATTCTGTCACATCAAAACCTTCAATGTTGTAATATTTGAGTCTAGTCTCTGAGTTTTTGGTTAGATTCTTCTCTGTATCGCAAATATCCCAAACAATTGCACCATTATCTTTATCTGCATGAAGTCTCAAGGTTCGTCCTATACTCTGTAAGATTCTTATCTTACTTTTAAATGGTGATGCAAGTATTAAGTGTCTCAGTGATTTAATGTTTATTCCCTGCTGGAAAATCCCGTAAGTGGCGATAAGAACTATTTTCTTTGCCACGAAATCCTCCTTTACTTCTGTTGGTTTCATGCGTCACGTATCTCCTGTTATGCTAGCTTTTCCCAAGCTATATTTTGTGGACTTTTTAGTTCTTGTAAACGAACCGTGGCATTTGCACCAAATACTCTATTTGCGTATCTCAACCACAAATCCATAGTTGAGGTTTCCTTAGATCCTTTTCTTCCGATCTTCACTTTCAATACAAAACCAGTAGCTTTTTTATCAGTAATATTATATGAAATATCTTTAATTTCTAAGGGGTTGTTTGTCAGTTCTGATCTTGAAGGAACATAATATAGACTCTTCTGTGACTGATAAAAATATGGTTTAACGGAAAAGTTTAGCAATTTTTCTATAACATGTGTGTTTGTTAATGCATTAGATATTAGAGGCAAAACACCATTAGCAGCCGCTTCAAATACCTGCTTTGATAATGTGCTGAATTCTTGGGTATTTGCTGTTAAATGTGCCCCAAACACAGAATGTAATTCAATATTATGCCCAACTTCGGCTAGCAATCCACTTTCTGTGTAATCTTTACTTTTGTTTTTAGCAACAACAGTATATGAATTATCCGTATTATATCTGATATTATAGTGTGGTGACCTTTTATCGGGAACATAAATTTCTCCCTTCATACTCTTGGCTTTTGCTAGAGTTGACTTCATAACCACAGTCTTCCATTTATCATATAATCCCGTACTAACTTTATCACAATAAAATTTTATACTATCAACTCCTTTGGGGTTTTCTATACCAAGATGTGAGGGTGACAAATTAGATAATGTGATACCTTGCTTCCCTTTAATCGAAATGCCGAACGCAGAAGAACCAACAAATTCAACGTCAGCTGGATTACTATCATCACCCTTGGCATTTGTACCGCCCACCCAAAATAATTTTGGTATTGATCCGACTTTACCTGTGACTAATTTTTTTCTGGACTTTGATATTTCATAATATGTATTGAATACGTTAGCGTTATAGTTTATAGGAAGAAATTTAAGTATTTCTGAATAAACGTGATCAGGATTTTCCAATTTATTGGAATCCCACCATAAACTAGGGTCAAACTCAAGACTGGTAGGATCAAATCCTTTTAAATTCTGAGTCTTTGTAGTATATGCTAGAAGACATGCTAATTCGGTATTGTACCGTTCGGCACCAGACTTCCCACCCTCAAGTAAATATTGTTCGAATTTCATAAGTTATCTTTATTATCCTCGTATAATTGTATAAATTCCCCTATTGTAAACGTGGGGCTTATTGCAGTTGTATCATACGAATATTTATACAATAAATGATTTAGTTTTTTTAACTTTGAAACAATAATATCACTGTCAACTTTTAAGAATATAAATTGTGTTATTGGGGTTGCATAGCTAGATTCAATTAACTCACCTACACGATTGCTGTATCCTGTTCTACGAATAGCATAGTTAGTGTTGTTTATATCAAATTTATTCCCCTGTGGTATGACTTGGAAATCAGATGAATGTTTTGGTAATATTATTTTCTTTCTAGGAAAAAAATCTTTTTTCCAGACCTGAATACAACATCTAGCGTTTGTACCTGATACAAATGATCCAATATCAACATTCAATTGCTGATCCAAGTGAAATCTTGTGTCAAGCTGGTTAATTATATATGCTTTTTTAAACGATCTTGGTAGTATAAATGCTATAGTATCACTATACTTTGCTGCATGATTAAAGAATTCGATAGCCAATTGCGCTCTGAATCCAAATGGCGGATTGCCGATGGTTAGAATTTTCTGACCATCTTTGGGGCGCATATCAAAATCAAAGAAGTCCATTTTTTTTATAACATCATCATTTTCGGGTGCGATATCTAAGGCAATTAGCTTTGATGCATCTATAAAATTACATATAGAACCATCACCAGCAGAGGGTTCTATTATGTGGTCATAATCATCCTGATTTATAAGGCTCACCAATTTCTTCGAAACATCAACATTTGTGTAATGTTTGTCTAGTTTTTCTTTTGTCTGTTTTTGTGTCATCATTTATTATGTGTCACACCTTATATTCGTAATCAATCTTTACTAATATTACTTGTAATCCAATCGTCAGCAATATCATCATCAATGGTGATTTCTGATGCTTTCTTGAAACTGCCATCCGTGAGAGGAATATTTTCATCAGGACTAATTTGTATCTCAGTTTCACCGAAAAAAAGTTTAATCACCTTTTCACCCTGATCATCCATACATTTACGCCATCTTTCTCTTTTTGTAGCAGAATCTTTACCACTTAAGAACTTTATTTCATGATCTTTAAGGGTCTCATCTTCCTCTAAAACCGTCTTTAATGTTTCACCCTCATCCGACACCTTACCTACAAGAATCAACACATTACCGTCCGAATTCTTAATGATGTCCTTGATTAGACCCTGACGATATGAATTATTAAAACATATATCCTTTATTTCGTTATAATTAGCTAGACCTTGGCGATGTGAATTATCAGAGCATATATCCTTTTTTCCTGTATGACTACTTCTCGGTGGTACTTTATATTCAATATGAACCATTTTAATGAATGCTTCTGCAACGTAACCCATCTTGGCTAATCTTGAGGCACCATATTCACGTAATACCGGACCGAGATAGGATTGAACTTGTAGACAATCCAACTGTTGAGAGGGCATTGTACCAGTAAAACCAAATCTCCATCTTGCATTAGGACACATTTGTAACAATTCATTTAATACGATTGCTTTGCAGCCATGACAATTGGATACAACTATATCATTGGCGATATAATTGTTATTATTTTTTACATGGAGATTGTATACCTTATCAGGTTTTTCAATTTCAGTTCTTTTTACGAGTCGCATTTAATTTCCTTGTGGTTTCTTCATCAAACACACCATCAGCGAGACGATGAATGTTATCTGTTATATATTCTTCTGTTAAAATGTCATAAGTGTATCCGTTAAGATAACACCATTCAGACAAACACTCTTCTTTGGTACGTTCTACCTTCCCATTAACTCTACACATTGGTTTTAGTTCTACAATGTGTTTTGTGTTATGATTAACAAAATCCACGATATATATCTTATCTTTGCCTTCAATATTATACGGTATTCTCAAGGTTTCGTATTCATAATCTTGATTGAAGTGGTGAAAGAATGCTTCCCATGACGATCTATATTTTTTATTGTTATAATATACTTGCCAATGTGTATGTGAATTATGAATATTTGGTGTAAAATCTCCATTCATAATCAACTTTTTAACAGAAACAGATTGTTTATATCTTTGCTCTTTTGTAGGTATAACACCAAATGAAGGGTTGCCTTCACCCATCCTATCACAAGAAAGTTTTAACAAACGGTCATCATCTTCTTTTGTTAGTCCTTTATTCCAAGGAGATAATCCTGTTTGTATGTCTTTATTCCAAGGGTTACCAGTGTTTAAGTTGTTACGTATCTTATCACCATGTTTGTCCTGACAACCAAGACCGCCCTTTTTTGCAATATCATGCTTCATTTGTCTATAATATTTTTCCCTTATATTAGAGTCTATGTTATATAATAAATCAAACATGGTTACATATGGCGATTTTAATATTCTTCTGTTAAGAGTAATTACATCGTTTCTTCTTTCAATAACAAGACCATTAGACAATACAGATTTCGTTGGGCTGTAGTTCTTTACTCTGAGTAATTGATTATTTTTTTCTAATACATCGTTTAGTTTGTTTCTATGGTTGTTATGTCTTGATATTTCGTTGTTTCTCATAATACATACCCTCTTGTGATGTGAACTTATAGGTATTTATATTTTTTTATTCAAACCCTATAACATCATGTTCACAAGTTAACTCATCTGCCCTGATATAACCTTTATCGGTAAGTATTTTATGATTACCTGTAACTCTTAATATTTCACCACCATCAAATTCTAACTCATACATTCTCTCGTTAGATGATATAGTCATGTTTTCGTATACATCTTCAATTATATCTTGTTCATATTCATTAGTTTCGGTGTTATACGAAATAACGATGTCCCCTATAACCAAATCTTTTATCTTTTTATAGCCATTGTCGGTTTTTATGAGAGTATCGCCATCAACACACTCATCCACAATAACCATATCCATATGTTCCATATAGTGTTTTACATTGTTTAGTGACTGCCAAGTACTGATAATTAAAGGGTTGTTCCATTCCTTCCACTTATCACCAACACGCCCAACAGTAGACATATCCACTCCATATTCTTTCATATCACCATAGAACTGAGTGACCAGACCAACAGAAGGCACAATAATTATACCGTTTTTTGTTAAATTCTTTTCTTGTAGTGCTTTAACAACATATGATATCATTAAACTTTTACCACTGGCCGTTGCAGACCTGATGATGCCTTTACCTGTCTTAAGACACGCAGAGATACAATCATCTTGATAGTTATATGGTTGAAATTTTAAGTTTTTGTGATATTCGGGTTTGATTCCGACAAATAAAGACTTTACTTCGGATGAAAGTGTATAAGGTAATTCTGACCATTCTTTCTTATGATACTTAATTAACTCTAATAGTAGACCATAAGGTATAGTCCTCTTCACGGAGTCCATAAGACCAACTTTACCATCCCAGCTTCCGCACTTATATTGTAACATAAACTTATAACCGTCAACGTAATGACGGAAATATTCTTTTACTTCGGTGAGATATGTCCAATTTTCTGTATCGATTCTGATATGAAGAGGATCATGTAATTCTAAATTAACCACTAATCAATAACCGCCTTTACCGTTCTCACAGAATAATTTCATATTCCATTGTAATTTATCCATTGCTTGCCAAATAGTCTCGAAATATTTAACCCTCATTTCCTGCTTTCTGACCAAACCTTTTAATTTTATCAGATCAGGATCTTTAGGTAAATAATATCGTTCTATTTCAGTTTTTGTTAAAGTGACCGCACCGTCTTTCAATGATATATATTTATCACCGATCATCTGTGCCAAACGGTCTTCGACGGTAGATAACTTGGACTGTTCTTGCAAAAATTTGAGGCGAAAGTCTTTCATGTGGAACGATAGACGTTGTAATCTTTCTTGAATATTAAATTCATTAAAAGTAAGAAGATCATATACATTATATTCCTCTTCCAACTTTTTAAATATACTATCCTCGTTCAATTCTTCACGTATTTTATTGAGGACTGCTTTAGTTTCCTCGTTATAAACACTTAACATGTGAGTGTAATCTGTCATATAATAAACAAATCCTTTATTTTTTTTTTTGAAATGGACGTAAACATCAAGATTTCATTTGATCAGTGTAGCCGGGGTTACTTCCAAAAATTCCATAAGAACTATTCCATTGTCATTGACACAATGTACCATATTTAGTATAAATAGTAAATATAAAGTAGTGAAATAAAATGAAAAATTTTTGGGGTATAGAGGTTATAAAAGTTATGAACCTGTAAGATGACATAGCTGCTTTTGTGTGATAGTATGCTAAAAAACTGTGGAGTAAACGCTTTGTCAGAATTAACAACAGATCCCCAATATCTCGAAATGGTTATAGCTAAAGCTTTGATGGAAGACAAAGACTTTGTTGCAACCATCACTAATGTTTTTGAAGAAAATTACTTCGACTCTCCTGATGTGAAGTCTTTGTTCACTTTCACAAAAAGCTATTTCGCGGAATATAATGAGATTCCTACTCGTAGTATTGTCATAAACAGTATTCCCTTGGATTCAAGAAGTTCTCTTGAAACATACCTGAATCACACTAATAACACTGACATAAATATTCCACAAAACCGTGATTGGTTAATGACACAGACTGATCTATATCTAAAAGACAAAGCAATTAAGGATGCGATTAGAAAATCGGTTGATGTCATTGATAGTCGTGGAGATACTCACGATATCAGGAAAATGGTCGAAGAAGCATTATGTCGATCAATAAATATTGATATCGGACTAAACTATTTCAGGGATATAGGTCCACGACTAACACGAATGTTTACGGATGAAAACCAACGACTTAAGACCTATTTTCCGGTATTTGATGAGTTTATTAATGGGGGTTTCCCGCCTAAAACGCTAAGTGTGTTTGTTGCTAAAATCCACGGATTTAAATCAAATGTTATGGCGAATATGATAGCCCGACAGGTTTTAAATGGCAAAAACATTGCTCTTGCCTCACTTGAAATGTCCGAGGATATGTTTGCTCAACGATTCGATGGTATTTATTCATTATTAGATATAAATAGATTTTATTTCAACCGTAGATTGAAGCAAAGATTGGTTGGAAGATTGCGTGAAATTAAAGATTTACCGGGTCGAGGCGATCTTCATATTAAAGCGTTTCCTACAGGTAAAGCGTCAGTGAATGATTTCAGGAAATGGGTTCGTGAATTGAAGATGAGGGGTGTTCAATTAGACGGGTTTTTCTTTGACTATCTTAATCTTATGGCATCTACCGAAGTCGGTAAATCAGATAATACCTACAGTTCAGTTAAAAGTATTGCAGAAGAAACTCGCGCCATGGGATTTGAGTTTGATATCCCAATGATTTCAGTAAGTCAGTTAAATCGTGCTGGTACTTTTATGAATTTTGATGATGTTGATATGAATAGCATTGCTGAGTCAATGGGTGTTCCTGCTACTGCTGATTTTATGATGATTATGGGTTCTAATGACGAACATATGGTATACAACAACGAGGTTCATTATAAAATAGTCAAAAACCGTCTTGGGGGTAGAGTAGGTGAAATGGACAAATTTTATTATGATGCTCGTTCAATGAAAATGTATTGTTCGTCTGAAATGGAACAATGGATGCAAGACGTAGATATTTCTGGAGATGATAGGATGATATCCCCTCAACCAGAATCGCAGCAACATCAAGGGAGAAGAAGGAGAGAATGATATTTGTTATAGGCATACATAAAACAGGGTTAACATCACTATCTCATGCCATGAGGGAGTTGGGTCTTGAAGGCTGGCAATATCCCCATCCAAACAATGTTAGTATGTTGAGAATGGGGCGAGTCAAGATAGATTTTGGGTGCGATTGTCCATTTATGTATGATTACAGAAAATGGGGTGCTATGTTCCCTAATTCAAAATTTATTGTTACAACCAGAGAAGACGAAAAAGAATGGATTTCCTCAAACAGAGCGCAGCAAGAAAAGAGGAGATTTCCTTATTACAGAGATATTTATACTATGGGTTTATGGGGTCAACTTGAGTTTACAGATGAACATATGTTGAAGGTAAAAGAAAAACATTACTCAGGTATAGCGGAATACTTCAAAGGCAGACCACAAGATGTATTATATATGAATGTTATAGAACATGGTGATGGTTGGGATAAACTTTGCCCATTCATTGGGAAAGATATTCCTAATACACCATTTCCACATAGGAATAAGAGAGATGATTGAGACATTAGAACTTGGTGAAAATTTAATAGATAATCATATAATACCTGATTGTATTAAACGATATACAACAGACAAATTACCTATCCATCTAGCAGTACATGAGATAAATGCTAATGATAATTTTGATGTTTATTGTGATGTGCATGAACATGAAGGTGAAGATGAACTGAATATAATTTTAGGTGATGTGGAATTTGAACTATTAGTAGGGTCTGATTATCAAAGAGTTAATAGTAGAACTGCAGTTTGGATACCAGCAGGAGTACCCCACTCTGCAAACGTCACAAGAGGAACAGGTTATTTTATATGTATAAGATTCAAGAAGATTTAGAACATTGGCAAAATCTACAACCGCCACTGTCACCGAATAGTTATGAGATTTCCCTGTATAGTGAATTAACTAGTCATGGAATCGCGGGGGGTAATGTTTTATTGTTGGGAGAAACCAAGTCATTAATGGGGTTTGCCGCAAAAACAATAGATCTTCATCCGATTCGCGGGGAATATGGCGACTGGTTTGATATACAGGGGCTTTATAGTACAATTATAGGGGATGGTGTTATAAATCTTGCAGGGATGGAGTTAGTTGATGTGGTTAGACCTCACTGTAAACGGTTTGTAACAAGAGTTTTTACGAAAAGATTACCCGGTATGAAATATGCCACTTATTTTCCGACAGTGTTTCCAGATTCTAGTCTAAATTTCAAGACACAAGATGGATGTAGAATGATAATTTGGGAGTTTTAAATGAATATTTTATGTATGTTTTCTGGTGGACTGGATAGCACAGGAGCTTTATACTCATTGTTAACCCAATCTGAGTATAAAGATTACAATATTCACGTGCATTCTATGGGTCTATCTAATATAGAAAACAGGAGTGGTGCAGAATTTCAGGCAACGATGAATATCAAAAAAATGGTTCATTGACAAAGGATATAAATTTAAGTTTACACGAAGTGTTCATGAATATAAATTTATGTCAAATTGTTTTATATGGGATTCTGATATATGTGCATTTATGGCAGGACAGATCACTAGATGCTCACCAAGAAGCTACAACTATATTGTTATGGGTAGAACAAAAACAGATGATGATATGAATCACTCGAATATGACAGGTCGTATTAAGAGAGCTAGAGAGATATTCCATGCTTCTTATGGAGAATCTTCCAAACAAAAACCTGAATATCTTTATCCTGTTATAGACATGACCAAGCAGGATATATGGGATATGTTGCCCGAGGAGTTAAGAAATTATACATGGTCGTGCAGAACACCAAAACAAAATAATAAATTTGATTGGGTGACCTGTGGGTCATGTATCACATGTAATGATATAAAAAAGTATATAAGGAGTGATTGATGGTAACTGAATTAAATGCCGAAAAATGGAAAGAAATACTTGACAAAGAAAGGATTGCAGTGGTTAAATGTTATGCTTCATGGTGTGGTCCATGTAAATTTTACGCACCTCATTTTCAGAAAGTTTCCGACAATTTAAGTGTTTACAATGACACTGAAATCAAGTATTATCAAATGAACAATGATAAAAGTCTAAGTTTTAAGCGATCATTTAATGTAATGGTCTTGCCGTCTGTGTTATTTTTTGTGTATGGAGTTTTGGTTTATAAAATCCAAGGAATAACAAGATCTGCTATTTTTGAGGAAATACTCGATAAAACACTGAAAGTACCTTTTTCTATAAAAGAACCATAATGACATTTCATGAATTAAACATTGATTAAAAACTCATTAAAGGAGTGGATATAAAGAATGATAGAGTATAAAGTTGTGGAAAACCCCCCTAATTTTGGGGGATGTGAGTTAATATTAAACGAATTAGCCGAAGATGGTTGGAGAGTCATAGGATTTTCTCAATATCAAATATGCCTTGAAAGGGAAAAACAAAATGAAGATGACGAAGTTAAGCAAATCTGTGGATAATGTTGTTGAAAAATTTGAGGACTTGATTGAAGGAACTTTCTTCGAAAATGTATATTACTACTGTTATCGCAAATTTAAATGGGGGTGGTGGAATCCACGCACTGCATGGTATAAGGTCAAATATGGTGTAGGAAATCTCATTAGTTATTTCTATTTGATCTGGAATGATCGTGATTGGGATTATCACTATTGGGTCAGTATGAACATCAAAAAACTTGAGAGAATGGAAAACCTCATCCGTAATCACGGTAACCATCTATACAATGTTCGTGACGCCGACAATATCCACCTTGCCGTGTTGATCCTCAAGAGAATTCAGGCTGACGAATATCATGAGAATGCTTTCAGGGATCACAATAAAAAGTGGGGTAACTTAAATATTTCATGGAAAAAATTAAATGATGGAACTGAATGTAGTCAGATGTTGTCTGAAAGGGAGAATGTCAAAACCGAAAGCGACGAGAAATACGAAATTAAGGCTAGCCGTAGACTGATTATGCACAGTGATTACATGAAAAAACAAGACCTTGAATATGTAACAAAGATAATCAATAAGTACTTGTTTAGTTGGTGGGATTGATGACGGAGAAATTGCGTCATATAACAGAAAAAATACATCAGTGTAGAAAATGTCCCTTATGTGATAACGATAAAACGTTACCATATATCGGGGAGTATGCAAAAAATATATTCCTACTGGATTTTATCCGACATGATGCACATGATTACATGGATAAATTATGGAAATTATTCAAAGAAGTTGGATTATCTAAACAAGAATTTATTGTTATATATACAACTCAGTGTATGACAAAACCAACAAAACGTGGAGGAAAAATACATACGTCGCCACCCGCAAAAATTCACCGAGAAAAATGTAAACTTTGGCTAAATGAGTTTGTACATGCCTTGGATAAACCTAAGATGTTAATCATGGGTAATGTGGCAATGGAGCATGTAACGAATCAGTTTTCTGGTATTGTTGAGTTGAATGCGACCACAATCAAACCAAAAATAGAAGGTGTTATTGTGCCATGTGTTTTATCCGTAAGCCCTAGTTATTTAAAAGAGTGGGGGGAAGGGTATTATATGGTGAAAAAAAGTCTTGAAGTCTTCAAACATCTGTGATATAGTCTATTTGTCTCTAGCGAATAGGAGTTCATAATATTTTTAAATTTTTATAAAGAAAAATTAGTTGAAGCGCAAAAACTTGATCCTAATTCTAAACTTGTAGTAAAACGAGACGGTAGATCAGCAAAGATTTTCTATGGCAAGTTTGTTGACTTTTATCAGCATAAGAGTCTGGTCGCTCACCTTCTCAATTAAAGGAAATGGAATATTATGAAAGTATTTCTTGATGATGAAAGAGTTACCCCAGATGGGTGGTTTCGTACCTATGACCCGACTCAGACCATCGGCATCCTTGAAATGGGTTTAGTTACACATTTAAGTTTAGACCATGATTTGGGTGACGATGAATTGATAGGTACGGGTTATGATGTTATTCTATGGATTGAAGAAAATGTTGTGTTGAACGACTTCAAGCCGCCTATCATTATGATTCACTCCGCAAACCCCTCTGCCCGTCAGAAGATGGAAGCGGGTATTAAACAGATAAGGAAATTGTATGAAAATTCAGGTAGTTAGCGATATCCATGCAGAATTTGGATTAATTCAGAAAAATTATGACAAGATGGTTGATACCCCTGCTGATGTATTAGTATTGGCAGGGGATATTGCATCATCCAATTCAATTATATCGGTTCTCAAAAAAATCAAAAAGGATTGTAGCCATAAACAGATCATATTTGTTGCTGGTAACCACGAATTTTATGGAACCTCAAGAAAAACACTTGATCCTGAGTTAATGTCTGTAAGCGGTGGTAATTTAAACATTTTAATCGAACGTGATATTGTTATTGGTGGCATCATCTTCGTTGGTACTACCGGATGGTGGGATGGTTCAGGTGGTACTCTTGGTATGACCGTAAAGTATGGATTAAACGACTTCCGTATGATATATGATCTTATGGATAACGGTGATGGTGTGTGGTGGGGTCAGAAATCAAAAACATTCATTGACAGTAAATTATACTTCTATAGAGATACTTTCCCTGACATGAAAAGGGTTATAGTCACTCACCACTTTCCTCACAGGGGTAGTATTAGCTCTAAATTTCAAGGTTCAGCATTGAATGTGTGTTTTTATAACGCATGGGAAGACCTTATTCAAGAATACCGCCCTGAACTGTGGATTCATGGTCATACCCATGATTCTTTTGATTATAAAGTTGGGGGTAATTGGAGTAAACCCGATGAACCCTCTGATGATAAAGGGTATACTCGTATTGTATGCAATCCGCAAGGTTACCCAGAGAAGTTTATATCACCGAAGGACGCACTCAGGGAACATTACGAAAATGATGAACTTTTATCAAAGGGATCAGAATATAATACTTATCTTTGTGCTGAAAATGATCAATTTGACCCTTGTAAGGTAGTAGAAATCTAATAAAAAGGACTATAAAATGAACGCGAAAAAAACAGCCAGACGTAAAGCAATTCTTGATGGGATTATGGAATCACTAAAACATGATGAGGTTTTTGACCGTGTAAAATACAAACAAAAGACCGAATCAGAACTACAAAACCGTATGGCAGTACCTTTGAATAGAACTGTTGCAAAACTGTTCGAGGAATATAAGGGTTATAACCATGACCGTGCTGTATCAGAGGCACGTGTGAGATTTGCAAGTGAGGAAGATCCGAATACAACAGTCAAAAACTTTATGTTCATGGGGGTACAACATCGCCCAGACTTCACTATAGATTTTGATGATATTCGTATCGCAGTTGAAATCAAAAAAGGTCATTCAGGTCAATCAGTCCGTGAATGTATTGGTCAATCCGTGGTATACAACACAAATTATGATTTTACATGTGTTTTATACGTGGATACCTCCGCCGATGAGCGTATTAAAAACTCCCTTAACGGTGAGCGTGAGAAAGAATTGATTGAATCTCTTTGGAAAAATCATAATGTAATGTTGGACGTTATTTAATGACAAGTTTATGGGAAGACGTGTTCGATCAACCTGAACCAGAAATCGAGAAAGTGTCTATTGTTCCAAAGGATGAGCATGTTAATATTCTCAAGCGAATGGACGATTACGAAAAAAATCATTGCTGGCAGTATGATATAAGACTTAAAAATATGGAACAAGACTTAATTGATGTCGGATTAACCAAGGAGATTACAGATAACTTACGAGTATCAGATTTTGAATTTCGCTTTGTTGAGGATAAAAAAGAACGACAAAAATTAATTGAGTTTATAAAAAGACATGAGTGGTTAGGGAATCTATCACAATTCACCACGCATTGGTTTGGTGCATATTATAACGACATTCTATCAGGTGTCGTATTGATGAATATGCCTAATGCGTTTTCTAATGTTGTTGGTGAAAACACAAAAAACCTTGAGAGACTGATAAGCAGGGGTGCCTGTATTTCATGGAGTCCCAAAAACTTAGCATCCTCTATGTTGATGTGGTGTATTAATTGGATGGTTGCTAATACCAGATACCGTGTATTTTCGGCATACTCCGATCCAACAGCTAAAGAACTCGGAACGATTTATCAAGCATGTAATTTCTATTACATAGGACAAAAATCTGGTACCACAAAAAGATATGTGAATCCTTTCACTGGCAGGCTCGTATCTGACCGATTTTTTAGGGCAAGGAGCGCATATAAGCAGTATGCTAAACAATTGGGGATTGAATGGCAGAAAAACTGGAACAATGATCAATCAATACTGTGGCATAATATGCCTAAAGAAATAGAACAACAATTAAGACAGCAATCCAAGAAAATGCAATCAGAAGCAAAATATTTTACATTTCCTCCTAAACATAAGTACATATATATCAAAGGAAAGACAAAAAAAGAAGATAAAATGCTTAAGACTATCTTTATGGAGAAAACAAAGGTCTATGATTACCCCAAAAAAAGGGGAAATTAATAGTTTGTGCGTGTATGTAAATAAATCGAAATTTACATGATATCCCCCTATGGTAACATGGGTGGTATAAAATTTTATAGATATAGGGAAGGTGTATTATTTTTCGTAATATTCACTATGACACAAAACGTAGTCGTGTATATCTTTGGGAACAAACAACAGGAACCAATGACTATCGTATAATAGATTGGGTTCCGTATGTCTTCGAGCCTGACGATCACGGACATATTGAAACTGTTGAGGGAATTCCTGTAAGAAAGGTCGAATTCAAATCATACAGTGAGTATGTAGACTACCAGAAAAATAACATATCCAATGTATATGAAAATGAAAGCCCAAAAGAAATCCAATTCTTATCCGAGTGGTATCACAATATCCCTGATGATGCTATTGATCCTCCGAAACTTAAGATATACTCATTAGATATTGAGGTTCATACCGAAAAGGGGTTTCCTAAACCCGATCAAGCAGCGTATCCAATTCCATTGATTAATGTCAGAGAGTTTGGAGAGGGTGGTATTAACAAGTCTTGGGGAACGAAACCATACACTGGTGAATATGATGTTGATTTTGTTCATTGTAAAAATGAACATGACCTATTAACACAGTTCTTTGATTGGTGGTATCGTAACGCTCCTGATGTTGTTACGGGCTGGAATATATCACCGCATAACAAAACTAATGAGAGGGGAGGGTTTGACCTTCCATATCTTGTCAATCGATCAAAGAATCTCTTTGGCACGAAAGCAGATGTATATAAAAAACTGTCACCGATTGGCATCGTTCGTTGTTGGGATGATAATAAATCTGGTGCTATGTATGTTGATATTGCAGGTGTATCTGTTCTTGATTATTTTGCGTTATACAAATGGTATACAACCAAGAACCCAGAGAACTATAAACTTGATACAATCGCACGTGAAGAATTAGGATTGGGTAAATTGGATTATTCAGAATACACCGATCTTCGTACTCTATATAATGCTAACTGGAATTTGTATGTCGAGTACAACATTATTGATAACCAGAGAATTATGGAGCTTGAAGATAAATTAGGGTATATTTTGCTTGCACAATCACTTGCTCTATTATGTCGTTGTAAAATGGAACACTATACCGCATCGACCCATTTGGTTGAAGGTTTGATGTTAACGCACTTTAGACGTAATAACCTTTGTGCGCCTAGAATGGAAGGTGGACACCAAGAATGGTTCCCTGCGGCTTTCGTCAAAGAACCTCAAAAAGGTCAGTATGACTGGATTATAGACCTCGATATTGCATCATCCTACCCTACAGCTATCATCACCCTTAATATGTCATCAGAGACCTATTATGGGCGTTGTATCGGATATAAAGACATACACGGAAGATGGATTGATACTGTTACAGGACGTGGTGACATGGATATTGTGGATGTTGCGCGGGCAGAAGCCCCAATATGTGATTTTGTTAAGAATCGTGAGTTTCCAACATTCAAACTATTGAAGGGTGAAGACGTTGTTTTAATGAAAGGTGACAAATTAGATAAATTCAACCGAGCATTAAAAGCGGGGCTATTAGCAGTTGCGCCGTCAGGATCTATGTATTTACAAAATAAAAAGGGATCATATGCTCAGGTTGTCCAACAGACTTATGCAAAAAGACAGGAGATCAATAAACTCAAAAAAGAGTTCAAAGGTAAAGCAACAAGAGCGAGGAATGAAGACAAAATTAAAGAATACAATATTCAGGCGAATAAATATCATGCATTACAATGGGCGTTAAAGATTGTCATCAATTCAGCATATGGTGTTACAGGTGTTCCTTATTCAAGGTTCTTTAATATTCATACCGCAGAGGCGATTTGTTCTTGTGGACGTAGAGCAATCATTACAGGACAAAATTACGTCAACCGTTGGTTCCATGATGGTGTCTGGAAGAACGAGGAAACCCTTGAACTTCTGAACAGATTAGGAGAAGTTGATACAGATTTCAACATCATAGAAGACATGGTATCATATATTGATACGGACTCCGTTTTCATTAAGTTGGGTGCATTTGTGGACAAGGTTGTTGGTGGGGATTGGAAAACTGCTTATGAGCAGGAGTTAATTTCTGATACAATCCTGGCATTATCAAAACACGTAGAGACATATGTTAATGATAGTGCTTATGAAGAGACACAAGTGGGTGAATACAATTCAAGGATGAGCAAAGAAGAGTTCAGTATCATGTTCAAACAGGAGATTGTCTGTAAGTCAGCATTGTTCATTACGAAGAAAAAGTATGGATATCATGTTGTTAATGAGGAAGGTGTACCATGTGATAAGATTGATGTTACTGGAATGGAAATTATCAGGTCAGAAACACCATCAGCATTTAAAGACGCATTGAAAGATTTATTGAGTATGGTGTTGCGAAACGCACCTGATGATGTTATATTTGAGACATACAAAAAAGCAAAAGCAGAAATAAAGTTCACTTATCCAGAAGAGATATCAGAGAACAAGGGTGTCAAAGGGTTGGGTAAGTGGTTGAGGGATGGTGAACCTATGAAGGGAACACCGTATCATGTGAAGGCGGTTGCCGCTTATCATAAGCTGTTGAGAGAATTGGAACTTGAAGATAAGTACATCAAAATAGAAGAAGATACCAAGAATAAACTTGTGTATGTGAAAAAGAACCCTTATGGAGTCAAATGTGTAATGTATGACCGTTGGCCCAAGGAGTTCACAGATGCAGGGGTTGAGCCAGATATAAAACAAATGATCGAAAAGTACCTCACAAATAAACTCAGAATGTTACTTGAACCTGCGAAAAGGGAACATATATTAGAACAAAACCAAGCATTTAACGCATTTTTTGGATAAAAAGGAGAATAATTTATGGTGAATGATAAACTTTTTGGTGATGAAACATCCCACGTAAGGAAAGATCCTGTGTTTAGGCGTTATATGGAAGAGTATAAAATCATTGACAATCAGATTGAGCAAATGCAGAGGCGTAGAGGGTATTTAAGTTACAATGAAGTTATAGAATTAACCAAGTTAAAGAAAATGAAACTAGCAGCTAAAGATAAATTAAAGCAATGTAAACAAAGGCAAGCGAGATATTAAATGGATAAATCATGTATAGATAAAATGATCACTCAAGAATATCTGAGAGATCATCCTGATCACATATTTGTTTTCGGGGATAACATGATAGGTAAGGGTAAGAAAGATGCAGCTATACACCGAGATGAGCCTAACTCATATGGATTTATCACAAAAAAGCGACCTTCTTATGACAATAATGCATACTACAAACCGAAAGAATATGAAAGTGTATTCAAAGAAGAAATGAGGAAATTGGTGAGAGATATAGAAGTATGTCCACATTTAACCTTTCTCATATCTAAACTAGGCGCTGGACTGGCAAATAAGTATGGTATCTACGAAAAAGTCATCCATGACGGATTGAGAGTTCTAAAAAAATATCCAAACGTTAAATTTTTGTTTGACTTGGATCATTAAAAGGAGTTTTTAAGATGAAACCTGATATTAGAAAAGTATTATGCAGATGTATTGAATATGGGTTGGAAAGTGGTTATAATAGAGCGCATAAGCATGATTCAAATCCAAACAAAGATCGCATCTTGGAAGAAATCGATAATGCTATTTGGCTAGAAATATACGAATATTTTAATTTTGATGACGAAAATTCGTATTGACTATATCCATGGATATGGTAGTATGTAGTTGTATTTGAGAATAACCCATTCCCAAAGGATTCTAAATGAACTTCCTAAAAGTTGTTGACCATACCCTTCTAAAAAATACCACAAATCTTAATGATATTGTCCGTCACTGCGACGAAGCCGTTGAAATGGAAGCATATTCTATCTGTGTTAACCCCGTATGGGTCAGAGAGTGCGCCGGTCTTCTTGAAAATGATGATGTTAAAGTCTGTACCGTTGTTGGTTTTCCTCTCGGGGCCAATTCAGCCAAGGTTAAAGCCTTTGAGGCCAAAGTTGCGGTCGAAGACGGCGCTGACGAAATCGACATGGTTATCAACATCGGTTTTGCCAAGTCCGGTTTTTTTGCTGAAATACTCGAAGAAATCAACATGGTCAAAGCCGCCATAGGTGACACAATTCTGAAAGTCATTGTTGAGACTAGTGAATTTGATGAGAAGGTCAAGAATTCCCTGTACAAACTCGTCGCAATGAGCGATGCTGACTATATCAAGACCAGTACCGGAACTACGGAAAAAGGAGCAACGGTCGAAGACGTAAGGAAAATGGTTGAAATCGGCGGTGGTCGTTACAAGGTCAAAGCAAGCGGGGGTGTCAACAACCTCAAAATCATGAGGGAAATGATCGAAGCGGGTGCTGATCGCATTGGTACCTCTGGTGGTCTTCGTATCACAGAAGAACTTAAAGGTCACAACGTGAGTGGTCTGAAAGTTAGTAATTACTAATAGAACTTCAAAGAGGGGAAATTAGAAGGTAAAATTAAAGATGAATTAATAGAAATCCGACAGTAAAATAATCCTTGACTCATAATAGAATATTAGATAGAATAGGGTTGTGTCGTTGACAGAATCCTATTCTTTTTGGAGAAAGTATGAAAAAATCACTGTTAGAAATGAAACTTTGGGAAGCCCCTATTTGGTGGAATGTGATTTGTTTCGGAACGGTACTCTCATGGTTGCTCATGTTGGGCGCCAAAGCATATGTGGGTAAAACATTGACTATGTTCTTCTTTGGTGGTTGGGCGATTGGCACTTTCGCCTTTTTCGTGACCCTGTTGTTCTTCCAAAAACAAGAACCTCGCAAAGGTGGAAAATAATGGACTACTACAAACGAATCTATAAAGGTGTTAAGAATTGTCCTTGTTGTGGTGGTGTGTCTTATTTCGGTATCGTATCGGGTGGTACCTATGCTGTTCAATGCGGAGACTGTGACCTTACAGGTAAACAAGTCAGTCTGCCTGGATATTGGTCAAAAGGTGGTGTTCGACTGATGGGTCGATTGTTCATGAGAGCATTAAAACCTTGGAATAGAAGGGTGTAATAAAGTATGAAAAATCAAGAAATTTTACATAAACCAAGGAGAAACATCATGGCAAAACAACTTAAAGTATGGAATGGTCGCTTCATTCCGCAACCGAAAGACCAAACGGATGCCGACCTATTCAAAGCTCATAGGGGGATGTACACGCCAACGTATGCGCCTATTCCCGCGCTGATGCCTGTAGGGTTATCGAAGAGTACCTTGGGTATAGCTTCAGGGAATCTGAAATTAAAGTGTACTGGTCACCTTGTTGGGGTAACTCCATGAAGGGTGTTAAACCTGAACGTGGTCTTTGGCTTGAGTTCAATCAATATGGGAAAGAATCATTTATCAAGAGGGTCGTATGATGGAGTATAATAAAGTATGAAAAATCAAGAAATTTTCAGTATTATCCGAAACGAATTCACCGAGGAAATCGCGGTTAACGCAACTATCCTCATTTTAATCAATAAAACTCTTATGCCATATAATGAAGAAATGGTCAACAATGGTCTGTATGTTGAACGTCTAAAAAGTCAATATGTTAATGTTCTGTGGCAGCTTGACAAAGAAAAACAAGATCTCTGTATGAAGATTTGGGATGTCTGGCATATATTCGAGATTGGTCATGATATGGATGGTCTTGGTGGGTGTAAGAAAAAAACTCTCAAAGAACTAATTGGTATTGAACAAGTTGATGAACCCTTGACATCGAAACAAATTCTTGATAATATGGATAGGTGAAAGGATAATAAAATGAACGAAGACTATAATAGTAGGATAAAGAAAGTGTATTTTCTTTTAAATTATGCATTAAGTCACCTTCCACCCAATGAAGAGGAAAATCACCCATTTAAAAATGACTATGAATTAAATGTAAAACTAGCAAGAAGAAATGTATTAGAAGCATATAGTGAAATTATGAATATGATTTATGAAGAACAAGATTGTTAAAACGAATTCTTGATAATATGGATAGGTGAGTGATGAATAAATTATCAGACAATGATATAGATGAAATAATTGATCTTGTGGATCATTCATGGGAAAATAATAAAGATTTTCGTGGTAGATATAGGAAAGAATATTTTATATCAGACTTGAGATGTTTATTGCGAAACAGGAGTTCCGGTCTGCGTGAAAATGTATGTATTCATTGTTTGGGGACAGGATATAAAACAAATGAGTAATTTTAAAGTATCAGCAACTCTACAAGCATCATTGAATGTTGATTGTCCGAAATGTGAAGAAACATTCGATGCTTTTGACCAAGACAATGCAGGTGATATCCTTACACCAATTTTTTATAATGCATGGGATGATCTAATTGGTTGTGAGTTGAGTTGTCCCTATTGTAAAGAAGAAATTGAACTTACAGAAATTATCTGGTAGGAGATAATAATTGTGCGTAAGTATAAAATTGAAATTATGGAAACTCGAATGTTATCCGAGTTGAACTGTGATATCTGTGGAATGGATATCATAAACACACCACTCGAAGAACAAGAATCAATCTCAATCTCAGATGTCGGTGGATATGGCTCTGTTTGGGGTGATGGATACGAGTACCAACTAGATATGTGTCAGCACTGCTTCAAGGAGAAACTTGGTCAATATGTGAGGATTTTGTGATATGTCCTGAATGTGATGATACTGTTATGACCGAGGGATTATGTAAAGATTGTAGAAATACAATGTTATCTAAACATAATTGTACTGATTGTGCATGTGAATCATGGATACAACCATGTGAATCATGTGATAATCATATAAATCAAAGGAATCATTATAAATGAAACAGAAATATACACTCAAATTTGCTCTTGAAGTAGAGATTGAGATCAACGGCGAAAGACCAAGTGATGAAATTCTACAAGATCGATTTATTGATGCTGTGAGTGAGAGATTTCCTAGTGTCGTATTTGATGATGATGAACTTGATTGTACTGTATTTGTAAATTCATGGTGTTATGATATGTTCACAATCAACGAGAACAAATAAGTGAATAGTGAATACGGAATAACTTATTATATAACAGCAGAAGACCCAAGATATCCTATTTTGGTCTTACAAGGTGAATTTGGGTCTGTTGGATATTCATTAAATAAGGAAACAGGACACTTGCATAGAGTTTGTCTATGTCATGCTCATAATGATAATGAATGTTGCTGTGGAGCATGGAGTGAGGATATATGAATTTAACTGATGATGATTTTGTAAAAATTTGTGAAGACGCCAACGAATCGTACAATAAACAGTCTGATTATTTTGTTGTTCAGAAAGACTTTCGTGATAGTTATGATTATCATTTGATTATGTCTACAGCAAAACATCTATTCAAAAAAGAGAATGATTTGAGGGATGTCATCAGAGAAGTTCAAAATATCTGTATTGAATCACTTGATAATGTTGGTGAAATTTGTATGAATACCGAAGATTCAGCAAAAGTCTTAACTATGCTAAATTATAAAGTGAAATAAAAAGTGTTGAATATGAGAAATAAATTCTTATCAGAGTTAATGGGATTAAAATATCATGAAGTAACACATTCTCCATACGTGTTTGAGCTTGAAGGTATATCCGAGACTCGTTACAAACATAAATGTTCATGTGGTGCTGGATGGAATTCTATTCACGAATATGATGTATGTATTACAAGAAACCTTGATTTTTCCACATGGGATAGTTTCGGTAAACTGTGGGAGTTCTCAGTCAAAAAAGACTGGTGGAATGAATTTGCTTGTGAACAAATTGAAACTATCACAGGTAACTATAGTTCATGGCTTGACGAAGAAATGATTAATCCTAGCGTATTTGCAGATAAAATTTACGAATTCTTGAAGGAGAGATAAAATGAGTGGTGGACATTTTGATTATCAACAATACCGTCTTCATGATATAGCACAAAGTATTGAAGAAATTATTGCTCATAATAATGTTGAAAATGAGTATGGATATTCTTATGGATTTTCAGAAGAAACTCTTGAAGAATTTCGTAAAGCAGTAGACTACTTAAAAATTGCTGAAGTTTATGTTCAACGTGTTGACTGGTTGGTATCTGGTGATGATGGTGAAGATGATTTCCATAAACGGCTGAAAAAAGAACTTCAAAAAATTGTTGCGAGATAAATTATATGAAATATGAAGAAGCAAAAATCCGGTGTCACATAAGATCCGCGATTTATCGGGAAGCGGAACCTCACATCAAATATTGGAAGAATCATCCAAAAACATTAGATGAAAGGGTTATAGAATATGATAAACTATGCAGTGATTGGAAAGAGTATGATCCTAGAGAAGACGATGATTGTTCGTTATCATTTTTTAACGATTAAAGATTGAAAAAAACAGATGTTGACTTTTTCTTTGTATTAGGATATGATATATGTATAAACGATGAAGGGATTCTAAAATGTTCTATAAAACTGTGGAATTTAAGAAACGTATTGATGGTACCATGTATGCACATTTTCAGAATGTACCGGGGGATCGAGAGGAAATTGAGACCAAACCGAATCCTTGCGGTTTCTACGATCATCCACAAGATATGCCTGATCAAGAGGCTTTTGTGACGCTTAAACAAGCCATGATAGATAATTATAAAAATGAAATAAAAGCCTTAGAAAAATTAATAGCTTCTGTGGAGAATGTACAATATAAAAACTGAATTTATTAATTTAATCGATACGTTAAAAGTTGACTTGAATAATCGTTTATAGTATCATATACATAGTGGTTGAGAAATTATGGGATGTTGGCTTAGAAGCAGCCATCATTTAAAGAGTAGGGCAAGCGCATGATGTTGTGGCAATTAGGTTGGTAGGAAGGGCATCCAATGACCAACTGAACGGACGAACCAAAAGTTTGATCTCGCTAAATCAAATGAAACGGTATTTGGGTGGCTCCCATAAGTCCTAGCGGCACATGAGTCCACGTGGTAAAGTGAAACGGCACCCCAGAAATGGTAAGGCTGAATCCCCTTTTGGCGTAATAGCACACCATAATTTAAATGAATAGTAGTTGTAGAAGTGTCGATGTATGAAATTCGCTCTTTCGTTATTAGGTAGCACCTATAAAATTCGATAACTACAACTACTGTTCATACATTAATACTAACAAAACCTCATCATTTATGAACAAGTGATGAGGTTTTGTCTTACTTATTATTAGACTAAATCTCTCAACTGTTTTTCTAATTTTCTCATTTCTGTTTCTATTTTCATTATCTTCTTCTTTAATTCTTTATCAGTCACCCTAACAGAAACATATCTAAAATATTCATCAAACTCATTCCATTTAATTAATGCACTTTCTATTTGATGATAATCATTTATGTCTTTTTCACCAATATATTTCTCTGTGATATAATTTATATTATTCATTTATAATCCTCCTATGATATGTAAGCATTAAGTTCGTAAGTATTTCTGTCCGTATCTCTGTTATAAACCTGAAAATGAAGAGCTTTTCGTTGCTTTTTACCACCTTTGTATAGCGGAATGCTCAATTTAACAGTTTTACCTTTTGAAGGTTTCTTTGGTCCTGTTCCTATAATATCAAATGTCTCAGAATCATCAGTCTCATATCCCATTCTTTTTGCCAAAGCAAGAGCCTCGTCAGCAGCAGAGGTATACGTGTCATGATACAATTCATAATCACTTTTGGCTTCATTAATATACTTTGTTATTTTGCTTACAATATCCATTTATTTTCTCCTTTATATCATCACATAAACATATTTATTGTCACTATATTTTTCCAATGATATATCACGAGTATATCTATGACCTCTTTTATCCTCAAGGGTAATGCTATCAGAATCGGGTAAAAGGTTCTTGTCAATTAAAATGGTTTGATTTGATTGTCTCACCCCTTTTACTTTCTTTGTTCTGGATATATGACCCAATACATCGAAAACTTCTGTAGTGGATTCACATAGGTATTGCTCCACGATAGAATCAATGTTTTTCATGTGATATTCCTCCTTTTTGATATTTGTATTTATAATTTTCTTGACATACCACGAAGATTGACCTATACTATATTTATCGTTGGCATTTAGCGGAGAGGATTGATTATGAAAGAAGTCACAAAAACCAAATTGAATGATTGGTCACATGGTTGGTTGTCGGTAAAACGTAAAGAACTTGATGAACTTGGTATTGCTGATGACATTACCCCCTACTCGTATCAACGTGGTCAATCTGTCTATCTCGAAGAAGATTATGATATGATTACCTACCTTCGGGCACAGGAAAGACGTGGTGTCAATGTCAACATTAAATATGGTAAAAGGTGTTATAAGAATTCCCCTGTCCGTTCCTATAAAAGCTATACAACAAGGGTATAAGTATGAGAAAATTATCAAGTATTCAGAAAATTATGAACATTCAACCAATTGAAGGTGCTGATCGAATTGAAGTCGCAACTGTCAATGGTTGGAAAGTTGTTGTCGGGAAAGGTGATTTTAATGTAGGCGATTTGTGCGTCTATTTTGAAATTGATTCTATTCTCCCATTAGACAAATTCCCTGAATTAGAAAATTCCAAAGGGCGCATCAAAACTATTCGTCTTCGTGGTCAACTCTCACAGGGGTATTGCATTACTTTCGATAGATTTAAGAAAATTCTTGATGATGGTGATTTTTGGGATAAAATGGATGAAGATATCTCCATTGTTAACTGGAAAGTAGGGGATGATGTAACTAATTTCCTTGGTGTCGAAAAATACGAACCTCCTATTCTGTTCAAAAATGGTGATGCAAAGGGGGTCTTCCCTTCTTATATCCTCCCTAAGTCCGATGAAGATCGTATTCAATCCAACATGGATTACCTTGACAAGTTTAAAGGTCTTCCTTGGGTGGCAACCGTCAAATATGATGGTACTTCCGCGACTTTTGGATATGACAACGATGAGTTCTTTACATGTTCACGTAATCTTAAAATCCATGATGGTGATAACGTTTATTGGAATATTGCCCGTAAATACAAACTTCACGAAATCCCCCCTTATCTTGTTGTTCAGGGTGAAGTTGTAGGACCTGGAATCCAAAATAACCGTCTCGGACTCAAAGATATAGAATTCCATATTTTTCGTGTTTATGACCAACTCAAAAAGAGGTATTTGTTTTATGATGAAAGAATTAAATTATGCAAATCTTATGGTATTCCACATGTCGCATTAGACTCTCGCGGTGATCATTTTGATATGACACTCGAAAAAGTACTTGACATTGCAGAAGGAAAATATAATAATACCAAGAATGAAAGGGAAGGACTCGTATTTGAAGTGGATGGTTTGGTGAACACTGAATTTGGTGGACACTTGAGTTTTAAAGTAATAAGTAACAAATTCTTACTTAAAGGCGGGGATTAATCATGGGAAATCGTGCGGTTATTTGTCACAGTGAAGAACCCGATTCAGTAGGTATTTATCTTCATTGGAATGGTGGTCTTGAATCAGTTCTCGCATTCCTTGATGTAGCAAAGGATCGTGGATATCGCCTTCCCGCATCAGATGAACAATATAGCATGGCTCGTCTTTGTGGATTGATTTGTGAATACTTTGAAGGTTCTACTTCCGTTGGTATTGGCTGTCTCAATCAACTTGACACGGACAATTACGACAATGGCACATATCTTATTGGGGGCAATTGGGAAATCATCAAACGGTTTGGTGATGGTTCCGAACCAGATAAGTTGAGCTATAGTGACCTGAACCATAATCAGACTGCATTATATCATAAGATCAAAGGGGAATTATCCAAATGAAAGTATATGAATTGATGGATATCCTGAAAGACCATGACCCCGAAATGAGGGTTGTGGTCAGGGGATATGAAGCAGGATATGATGATGTTGACAGAGTTGTCAAACTTAATGTCTGTCTCAATGTCCACAAGGAATGGTACCACGGTAAACATGATATACTTGATAGTGCTGATGAGGCAGAAGAATATCAACAAGAGGAAGTTTTGTATCTAAGGGGAGACGGAAATGAGTGATGATTCTTGGTATAAACCATCAGAAAAACTGCCAGAATATACAACACATGCTACGGGTAATCGTTTTTGTGTAATTATTGCAAGCTTTGGGGGGATGGTGACAGAGACACTGTATGAAGAGGGTGAATGGAAACCCATGCATATTGACGGTGTAAATGTATCACCTGATTGGTGGAGATATATGCCGGTTCCCCCTGTAACAGACAAATAAAAGAGATCATAAAATGTCAGAATATACACCAGACAAATGGTTAATTGTAACAATAAGCGGTTATGATCCTCATTATAGAGTTTTTGCAACGTGGTCTGGTGGATATCTTGATGGTGACTCATGGAAGATGAATTCTGGTATCACATCAGTCACAGAAGACGATTATTATTACTACTTCAAGGGATCTTCTGGTTCTGTATATAATTGCCGTAAGACCTCTTATGGATCAAATGGTTACGGTTTGAGTGTTATTAATAACTTCATTAAACAAAGCGAAAAAGACGGGGTTTTTATCATTGAAATCATGGGTGAAGATTTTGATGTCATGAACACTGATTGGATTATTTGATGATAAAAGTAGGTCAAAACGTTAGAATAATCAATTATGGTGGAATGTATAGTTCCTATAACGATATGGCGAAACACATGGGTTTGCTGTATTTCAAGACACATGAACTGGTAACATTTGATTTTTCTCAAATCATGACCGTTATATATGTATCTCCGCATTTGAAATTCCCCGACAGTGCCACTTTAGTAGGAATAAGAGGAAAAGATATTAATGGAAATTTTCGTGACTATATCTATCACATAGATAGTCTTGAGGCTGTATCAGAAGATATTTTATCAGAAGATTTATTTCGGATTTAGGAGATGAAATGTTAGATTTTGAGACATTTAGAAATGCTTTGTTTACCATTAAACAAAATGTTATACGAGATAGACAATTACAGAACCTTGTTGGGGATGGTGTCGGCACATATACAGTTGACTCTAATGATTGTATCGTTGAGCTATTAGAACACCATTTTAACGGCGACAAAGACAAGTGGATTGAGTGGTGGGCATGGGAATGTGATTTTGGTACAAAAGATTGTTATTACATAGAAAAAGACTCCAAGGAAAGGTATGATATTTCTGACCCAAGGGATTTCTATAATTTTATTGTTGAAATTTATGAGATGACGTGATATTATGTATTTGTTGGTGACGAAACCCCCTTAAGAAAGGAAAAATATGGTCGCCAAGAATTTCGAAAAAAATTATGGAAGAAGCTAACATGGCCGCAGAAGCTGCAGGTGATAAATGGGTAGTGGAACACACTGAACCAGTATATGCTGTCTATAATGCTGATGTTATTACTGGTAAAGCATATGGCAAAAGCCTTGGTACCATGTTAGATGTTTGTGGCATTGCGTATGTCCAGATTACCGATAAACGTACAGGGTTCGCCAAATATATCAAAAAGATTCAAAATGGTTATAATAATGCCGTTCATTTAAACAGCAAATATTCCGGGCGTCAAGAATGGGGTCTTCGTGAGGCATGTTCATATGCCGCTCTTAACGTTCTCGACAGTCACGGTATTAAGGGTGTTTCTGTCTGGTCTCATATTGACTGAAATATTAACCTAGTGAGGAGTAAAATGGATTACGAATTAATATATGAAAAAAAGAAAAAACGAGACTTGGCATTAAAAGAAAAATATCCCAAAATTCTAAAAAATCTTGGTGGTAATGCAAGAGAAACTTGTATGTCATGGGTTCATGATGGTATTTCTGTAAATGATGGATGGTTACCTTTGCTCGATAAATTAATGCATTGCCTTCAATTTCACCATGATAAAAATGGGTATCCACAAGTCGTTGCTGACCAGATCAAAGAAAAATTCGGAACACTACGTTTTTACTATCATACAGAAGAAAATGATACTAATCATCCCTATAAAGGGGAAACAAGAAGTTCTGATTACCTAAGTGGTATTATTAGTTTTGCAGAATCTATGTCTTCTATGATTTGTGAGAATTGTGGTGACCACGGAGAAATAACCAGAAACGGATGGATTAAAGTTCGTTGTAAAAATTGTACAGATAACAAAGAAAAGGAGTAATTTATACCACTATTTGAAGTATCAACCCGTCACAAGCATATGGTCGAAGCTAAATCACTTGAGAATTCTCACTGGATGGGTGAAGGACTCATTCATGAAGCATTGACATTCTTGAATCAAACGAGTAAACTACAATAAACTCTTAACAAGAAAGGAAAAGACATGCATTTCAAATACTCCGAACTTAAAAAATTGCGCCTCGAATACGATTTATCCGCAGAAGAACTACGTGAATTTGTTGAACATGTTATGGTATGTGATGATGATTTTGTAATTGGTCGCTATCGCTATATTAATGGAGATGAGATCGACAAAATCATGCAAGATGAGCTATCCAGTGATGAGTATATCCTTGGTTGCTTTAATGCATGGTTACTTGCTAGTGTTCTGGAAATTGACCAAGATGTGATTGAGGAAATGCAGAAGTGTGAGGCATATACCGCAATTGGTAAACTGGTTCTGTCTTTGGGAAAACTGGAAAAACTACAGGAGTCATACGTTCAGGCTGATGGTTATGGTAACCACTTCGACCATTATAGCGGCTCGACTGACGAAATTCATTTCAGTGATGATATTCCTTCTTTCTACAGGTTCAGGAATGATTAACGGTGTTACCATAGATTTCACCGAAGAAATGGTATTGAACAATTCAAGTCTACCTAAAGGCATGAAAGATTTTAGATATTATCGCGCTGAAATATGGTCTGATAAAGATCAACATTATGCACATGAATTTGGTGGTCTATGGTTACCAAAACATGTTGATATTTGTTTAATAGAAGACTTCATAAATGAGAGGATCAAAGAGTCATGAATTATGTCGTCACAATGTATCGTTGGGGTTGTAGGGAAAACCATAGTTATGTGGTAGGTGTTTATCACAACGAACAAGATGCCATCAATGCCGGTGAATTGGAAGCATGTGGTCGTGGTGGAAAGTATGAATATGAAGTATTAGGTTTCGACGAAAACAATAACAAAACATATTCTCATAGTGAAGTTGATATAAACAAATTGACATTAGATGAATGGAAGCGGGATATACAAAACGTCCAATTGGTTGAAAAATAATTATAAGAAAGGATTTTTAAATGAAAGCGTTGTTTACGAAAGTTAATATGTTCCGTGAGGGTGATAATCCTATTTTTGGTCACTCAGTCACAAACATAAGCATCGACGATGAGGGTGCTGGAATGTTTATATCCTTGAAGCAATTTCCTGATACAGGTGATCAAGAATTACGTTTTGATCTGGATGAAATTGATGACCTTATCAAAAATATTCAATATATGAAGGAATTAATTAAACAGTATGGAGGAGAAGATAATGATTGATTTTGATACATTCAAAAAAACAATAAAAATAATCAAAGATTATGACGAGAAAGACCAAAAACTTCATGATTTGGTTGGTGAAGGAATAGGTACATATTCATGTAATATCATTAGTGTTGTTATTGAACTGTTATCAAAACACTTAGATAATGATGACTGTTGGCTTAGTTGGTGGATATGGGAGTGTAACTACGGTACCGAACACTGTTTATACAACGAGAAAGATTCGGATGAGGATATTGACTTGTCTGATATCAGGGTTTTCTATGACTTTTTGGTGAGTCTAAAGAAAAAGGATAATTGATAAATGACCGAACAAGAAAAACAAAGGATTAATAGTATGAGTCAGTTTGATATGGCTTATATGTGGAGATTTTCTGTAATTGGCGAACCTCTTCTTCAAGGTGATACAGGTGATTATTTTTCCAAGGTATTCAAAGAAAAGGGTGGAATGACACCCGAAATATCCAAAAGATTAGGTTGGGGGAGATAAAAAAATATTCAGGAGAACTATATTTAATGAGCGAAAAAAATGAACGTGGACACGAAATGATGTATCCTATGATGCAAAGTACGCGCCATAACGGGCGTATATTGTATCTGGCAGGTGACATAAACGAACACGTAGCGTCAGAAATAAATATCGAAATGATTAAACTTCAAAGAGAAGATCCGCTACAAGATATTACATTAATTGTGGATAGTTATGGTGGCGATTTATTCGCAGCATTCTCTATTGTTGATTGTATGGAAATGTTAACATGTGACATCAAAACCATTTGTATGGGAAAGGCAATGTCTGCTGGACAATTTATTTTCTCAACGGGGGCAAAGGGAAAAAGATTTATGAGTAAACATGCCCGTTTGATGCTCCATAATCCTGTGGCTGGATATGAAGGATCTGTTCCTGATATTGAAGTGGAAATTGAAGAATTACAGCGTTGTAGAGACCTATTCATCAAACATATTGGTGATAAATCAGGAAAAACTCCAGAAGAGATTAAAGATCTCATTAATAGAAACAAGTATTTAGATGCAAATGAAGCAATCGAACTCGGTTTTGCTGATGCTATTGTTAGTAGATTAAAGTGAGAATGATGTTATGAGTAAATACAGTGGAACGCATTTAAAAGGGTGGCATAAGTCATGGTTTTAAATCACAGCAAAAACGAAAAACCAAACGGTCGTATCCTCGCCATTGGTGATGTGCATGGTTGCGCTAAGACACTTGAAAGTCTTATTGACCAAGTTATGCCGATGCATGATGATGTTATGGTTTTCCTTGGTGACCTAGTTGATAGAGGGGATAAAGTATTCGAAACTATTGAGTTTTGTATTAAACTCAAAGAAATGTTTCCTGAGACTGTATTCCTCATGGGTAACCACGAAGAAATGTTCATTCATTACCTTAAGGGCAATGGGACCCCGGACAGTGACGGTATATTTCGATATAATGGTGGTAATGCCACAATCGATAGCTACTTAGAGAATCTTAGGATTTTGGATGAAATTGATAATCCGTTATGTTGGGATGATCTTCCCCAGAGTCACAGGAATTTCTACGATAACCTGAAAATTTACCACGAGATTGATGAATATGTCTTTGTCCATGCTGGTGTACGTCCCAAGGTACCATTAGCTGACCAGTTGGCATATGATATTATTTGGATTCGTGATGAGTTCTTGTACTTCTCTAGCCCTGTTATGCCGGGTCGTATCATCGTCCACGGTCATACCCCTATGGAAAGAGAAGAAATTAATAAATACAACGAAAAATATAACGATAAATATAACTTGGATAGTGCTTGTGTTTTCGGTCTCGATTTAACCTGCCGTGATCTGACCAATGGCATTGTCACAAGAGTAAAACGTCGTGACAGGAGAGTTGGATAATGGAAGAATTTATTTTATATTTAGAAGACAATACGGAACTTGTGGAGTCAGTATTTGTAGAGTATTATAACGAACAAGCTACAGTTGAGGGTGAGAATATGCAGGGGAATGAAATGTTTGGGGGTTCCGATAGTTATGACGAAGATCCTATAACCCTCTATGAAGATTTTGCTCACACAACAGGACACTCGGCGCATTACGCTGGTGCCGAAGGTGTAATACGTGAAATTGGGATTCAGGGTGGATTCGAGGTTGAAGTTGATGACGAAGAACTCCAATGGGAGATTTTAGTACTTCTCGATAGAGAGTTTTAATATGGCAGTTGTGGTATATGATGACAATCAATACAGAAGATTGGTTGATCATGAGAACAGGATTCTTAGTCGATACATAGACCTTTTTGGTGAAGATCCGTTTGAAAAGGTCATACATGACGATGAGGGTATGGATGACAATGCTCTTTCTCGCCTTGGTCTTAATGTTACACCAACACCCGAATCACAATGGTATGGTGATAGTGTTGTTGGTACTGTCGGTACATCAAGAGAGAGTAATGTTGGTGTGTTGGGGGTGGAAGGTGATGCCATCATAACTGATATTACCAGTGTCAACAATATAATGACCGATACTATAACCACCATTGGCATGGCAAACCTAACTCACACAACAAATACAGGTATATTTGATAATTTTAGTAATGCCTGTATAAATAATCTTAACGTCCAGAACTCGTTGAACTTCAACGGTCAAGATTTGATTGAACGTATTGATAGGATGGAGAGGCAATTAAATCAACAGGATGACGAGATTCTTAGACTAAACGAAAAAGTAAGGAGATTAGAGGAAAACAATGGGCAAGACGGAGCACAGAGATAACTTTAAATTCGGCAAAGAGCCAAAGAAAAAGGAAAAGTACAAAATCAAGGATTATTACAAAGGCAAATCATCGAAAGACTTGGTGAATGAATCTGAAGAGTTAGAAGACGATTATAAGCATTAAAAAGGATTATAATGAAATATGAAGATTTTAAACTATTACACGAAACTAAGCCTACATTCTCAAAAAACAACGTTTCTGGTGGAATAATTTTCGTTTTATTCACGATTTGTATATTCATGTCAGCATTTCTGCACCAAGAAAGGCACACAACAGATTACGTCAATAAAATAAAAAAAAGTTTGCAAGTAGAAAGAGAACATCATCGTTACTACAAAGCCCTCGCAGAAGAAAGAAGGCGTGTTATCATTAAATATAATGCCGAAAGAACACAAACAGTAGATGTATCGTTCTATACAAGATCTGTCGCTGAGACGGATTCAACCCCAAATCAAACAGCAATTATAACCTTCGCCAGACCTGATTTCACTGTAGCGGTCAGTCACGATTTAAAGTGGATGTTAGGTCATTACATATATATTTACAAAAAAGGAGTCTTCTATGTGGAAGACTTGATGAATGAAAGATACAAAAAAAGAGTTGACATTTTAGTCGATAAAGTTAAAGATATACCTTCTGAGGGGGTTTTAAAGAACATGGAAGTTATGGTATTAGGGAAAGAGTTAGATCTATATTACGAGTAAGAAAGGTCTATGGAATGAAAAACAAAGTAGATGTATTGGTGCTGGGGCATGTTGACCCAGACGGGTATTGCGCCGCTGGTATAGTGAGTTATTTTGAAACGGGCACCAAAGAGTGGTATGGAATGAATTATGGATATAAGATTCCATGGAACAAAATCAAACGTTCAAGAAAGATCTACATGGTAGATTTTTCGCTTCCTCCACAGGAAATGGCAAAAATCCGTGATATGGTTGGATATGATAATTTTATTTGGATTGACCACCACAAAACTGTTATCGAAGATGTTGATAAGTCAGGACAAAAAATCAAAGGATTACGAAGAATTGGTAACTCTGGATGTGAATTAACATGGGAATGGTTTTCTGATCAACACATGCCAAAAGCTGTTCGGATGATCGGAAGATATGATGTATGGGATATAGAGTATACCAACATCAAAGAAGGTATTGTTAAACAAGATCTATTTCCTTTTGTGACTGGCATCAAATTTCATGATCCTGATGGTGATAGTAATCAATTTTGGTTTAAATTGTTCGAATCCGAGGAATATTGTGATAAAATTATAGAAGAAGGTAGAATATGCTACGAATATCAACAAAAAATGTATGCTAAGTATTGTAAATCACACTCATTCGATATGGAGTGGGAAGGTCTGCGTTTTCTCGTTGTCAACGCATTGAACTGTAATAGTCAAATGTTTGATTCAAAATTCAATCATGATGACTATGACGCGGTTATGGCATATGGATATACTAACAAGAACTGGTCAGTTAGTATGTACACCGATAAACCGGGGATTGATGTTGGTACCTTGGCACATAAGTATGGTGGGGGTGGACATACCGGGGCTTGTGGAATGAGTTTTATCCGAGATTTGCCTTTTCAACATCTATTACAATGGAAAGACAGAGAATAAAAGAAAAAGGGAGTCTTTAATAGAGACTCCCTTTTTAGTTAATCCCAATAATTTAACCTATAATCAGGTGACTTTTTCTTCTGAGTCTGGACATACCATGCATATGATGAGGTATCTGCACCAGCACTAACCTTGACGTAAGGAAAATATATATCATACGAGTCTTTAAGTTTACCAGATAAATCTAACAAAGGAGATATCGTTGACCATGATCCTAAAATTAAAAATGAATTAGCCTCATTATATTCTATAACAAAATCATTCAAATACCATGAATTATCAAACAGTATTACATATAATCCCATACCAGACGTATATAATGGCGTCTGATCGGAAAGCGTTACCAGCGTATCCAAACCACTCTGAGTAAATATCCCATTATACCTTTTAGCTACACTGAAATCCAACACACCGGGGTTTTGAGGTGCGAATACAGGAAGACCCGTAGATATATTATATTTTGTTATAGAAGTGATAGTATCCATTGTTGATTCGTAAAATTTGATATCTCCGTAAGAATTAATCCATGAATACCATACACCTACGTTAGTACTGCCACTTACAACAAAAGAATCGGGTTCGACCCCTTGATTCGGGATAGTATCATCATAAGGACCATTTCTATCACTACATCCTATAATTCTACATCCTTTAGATGCTTCAAACCATACTGCGTCAAGTATCTTACAATTTATAAAAGTTGACCATCTATCAAAAAAGAATCCATTTTTTGAGATACAATTAATAAATGTTGATCCTGATGATGGAGATACATCACCACCGAAATAACTATCTAAGACGACAGACCTGCCGCCAAGGTCAAGACCTCAACCACTAGACGTTCGAACGTTCCTGACATAACATCCTGTGGACAATGCTCCGTTTGCTATAGTTAAACCATTATTGCCATCGTTATATTTAAGTAATCCGTTAACATTTTCAATAATCCATTTGATACCAGCTTTATCATGCCAAGGTCTGCTGCTATTGTCAAAGATATCATCCAGACCATTTGATGATATAAGTGTGGGTGGATTATCCCATACACCAATAGAAAGATTTTTCATTTCTATCAAAATTTCTCTATTAATAGCGAAAGGTATTATCCCTTCATATGATTCATATGAATTATATTCTTTCAATACCAGTGTTGTATCACTAATAATATCTGTAATGGTGAACAGAGTATTCGTGTTATTTGGCTCAAAAAAGTCCCCTATGACCGGAGCTTTAGTGTATGTTGTTTCTAATGAAGACCATACAAAGTTATTAGCCACGACAATATTTGTACCATATTCAAACGTAATTGAATATGTTTGTGATTCTGGTGACAAAACCGGGGGATCTTGTGTATAGTCATAAGATGAATTATAGTTATCAGGGTAATGGACATCAAATCTATAAAAATTTGTTCCTTCTGTAACATGAATTCTAGTGTTATCCTCACCCTTACCATAAAAACGTATTGGTGTCACTGAAACCGATAAATCAACATCTATATCATTATAGATTTGATGATCTCCTTCGGATAATAACATATTCCTCTGACCAGCATTCCAAGAGTCTTCTATTGTAAGGAAGTCTCCGGCTCCAGTCGGATCTATAATAGACCATGTGAGACTATCAACAGATCTTTTTGGAAAAAATTTATTCAATTGTGTCATTCATCTCTCCTATAATTTTCTTCGAAATGGTTGGTAGTAATATTAGTTTTCTTCTCTGTCCTCTTTCTCTACCTTCTTCTTTTTTTTATTCTTGATATAATCAGGTCTATTGGTAACCATATAAACTCTAGCAGGATTAACCACTGATCCAGATCTTATCATAAAATCTTTATTGATTAGAACAGGTGTTGTTTTATGACTACGATCATTTAAATTAAACGGTACTTTTGAATAATTAACACCTTCAAATGTGACATTTAATTCTACAACTACCCTCTTCTCATCCAATTTTTCTTCCGAATCAGAATTATTTTTCATTCTAATTTCGTTTAATTTCGTCCCTGACATCTTTTTACCCATAGTAGACCATGTTACCTTAGACCCTTCGACATTAACGTCTTGTGCGTCAAGTGAGGAGCTACCAGCGGCATTTCCGGTGTCAAACCGAGCATGTAATTGACCGATACCCTCGATCTCTATGGATTCAATCACACCAATCTGCTGTGGTGGTCTATTCCAATTTATGGTATTCTTTGCATATTGCATCACCATATCAACAATATCTAATTTGGTCAGTTCCTCTATACCATCTGTACCGGGGGAAGAGTTAACCTCAAGAATATATGGGTTTCCTTCAACATCAAACATGATATCCACGCCGCACCATTTACACTGAACTGATTTTGCAGCTTTAACTGCCAATTCTCGTATTTCCTTGGTTGGTCTATATTTACCAGTCTTTCCGCCTAGATGAACGTTTGAACGGAAATCGTTATCAACGACCTTTCGCTTCATTGCCGCAATAACCTTGTCACCCAAAACATGAAGTCGAACATCATGGTCAGACTTAACGTATCTCTGCAACATCATCTCAACTTCATCACCAACAGCCCATATAGCTTGAAGTGTGGACTTTAATGCTTTGTACTCATTGACAATGAATACACCTTTCCCCTGAGTACCACTTAATGTCTTAACAACAACAGGAAATCCACCGCCAACTTTTTTGTGTGCCAACTCAAGCATTTCCTCTGTAGGAACTAGCGCAGTATCAGGAACAGGAAGACCAGCTTCAACTAGCTTTAATGTTGTTAAATACTTGTCTTCACATGTTTGAATAGAAGACTTTTCGTTCAAGAAACAAAAACGATATCTCTCAAGACGTGACATAAGGTTTTGTGAATATCGATGAAACATAACACCGCGTCTGGCAATGACAAAAGTTTTATCACGATCAATCTCATGACCTTCTTTATCACCAACGTTATAGATCTTGATAGTTCCTTCGTCGCCTTTCTCAAGATAAGCAGTGTCAGCGAATGCTGTGTAAAAAGGAACATCATTTTTGCTACACCATTTCTCTATTTTGATGATAGTTGGGTTCTTTTTTGACATCTTTCTATTCTTGGAATCGGTAGATGATGTTAGTATAAGGATATTAAACCCTTCAACCTCATCAATATCAACCATTTCCTCTTCGGGATCAGAGTCAATACCATCTGCTTCATGGATAACAGAATTTAACTTTAACTTTTCAAATTCTTCTTTAAGTGACATTTGATACCCCATTATGAGTTACTATTTCTAATATCTTTGTCTACCTCAGCGCCCAATTTACGTAAATCGCTGATAATTCTATGAACTTTCTTTCTGATATTAAAATTAATTATTTCCATTTCCGATATAGTTTCTAATTGAAACTGGATATCCTCAAACATCTTATCAACATCGTTTGCGATATCTTTAGGAGTGTTACGACCATTTAATATTTCTTTAAGATATTCTCTTATATTACTCATTCATTAGACCCTACCTATTAATTATATTTTTCTGTTACATTTATCAGGTCTTACTGTAGCTTTTTATCCTTCATCTCTTTAGCCACTTCATACATAATAGGTTTGAGTAATTCATCTGGATATCCCTTACCCCAAAAATTCAACCCCTGTACATTGGTGATATCTTTATGACCGCCTGATTGTGTTGTAATAATATCCCATAGATTTACGGTAATTTTATCTAACATGCTCTTCTGCTTGAATGACAACGAATCAAACTTTGACTTTGATATGCTTTTGATGAATGAAGTCCAACCACCCTCACTGTCAAGTTCGACACCGTTGACTTGTTTTTGATCAAACATGGCAACAAAGTCTTCCCATTTGAAACCCATTGCATCCAAATCACCCTTAATATCACTCTCCATGATACGCTTGATATCACCAAGGCTAACCTTTTTTTTCTGCATCTTTGATTTAAATTTGGACATAATATTATTCATAACCAAATCACCTAAATGATAAGGGTTTTTCCCTGATTTAAATGGATTTTTGGAAACCTGAACGAGACCCATAGCCCACCCAATACAAAGATAATCAGCATCAGGATAAAGTTTGAATGGTGTATATCTATCATATACATTACTACCACCCATAAAGCCACCACCGTATTGAACAATTGTGTTTCCCCATAAAGTTGATTGCCCCATTTTCAGCTTAGAGGGGTTTGTCTCTGATTTAACCATGCCACCCTTCTGCTGTGATACATAATTTTCGGTACCCTTTTTAATGACATTTGATGGTCTGAATCCATCTTTTTTTGCTAAATCAACGATAACATTGTACATACTAATAAGAGAAGGTTTTGATTTCATAACAACGTCTTGTAGAAAGTTCTTTTTTCCTTTATTGGCCAGAAGCAATTTATTAACAACCATACCCATAGCAAAGTGATTTTTTTCAACATCTATTGTATCATCATATCCAAACGCTCCATTCATAACTTGATCTGGATTAATACCGTGTTTCGCATAATCAGCACTATCAACCATTTTGATGACTTCAAGGTCTTTAGTTGGAAATATTTCACTAGGAGATATTTTTGCTGAAATTGCTGCTACGTTAGCAGGATCATGAGCAAAATCAGTTGAAGTGGTTGTATTAACACCCGTCTGACCATCATGGTGATCTGTATGAATATCAAGAAAAGGTTTGCCATGGGCAAAATCAACCATCCATGTTAACGTTCCCTTTTGTGGCTTTGCGGCTTTAAACTCGTTCCCTCCATAATTAATGGGTATGACTTTTGTTGTTTTAATACCATATCGCTCAAGATAGGATTTCATACCAAGGGCTGAGGTTACACCATCTAAGTCCATATGAAAATAACCAGTTGCAGTCTTATATTTCTTGGCCAAATCTTTGATATTACGAAGACCTGACTCGTTTACCTTACTATGTACCGCTTCTGCTTGCTCTAAATGTTCAAATATATTCATACTAACTCCTAGTTATAATTTATATTAGTATTTATCTTATATTACTACATATATACTTTGACCGATATTAAAACTCTATTCACAATAACTTGGTCAATTCATCCTCAAAAAACGGGTCTATCAGGTAGTATTCTTTGCATCTCCACATAGATTCAAAAGTCCTCTGACTTAACCACGTTTTCATACCACTATCTCTGAAACCTTCAACCCTTTTCTTCCATTTTTCAAGTTTCTTACGATCATAGTCATCATCCCCATTAGTACCAGCAATATCATTAATAAGTTCACCATTTTTATCAAAGTTTATGACACGATGTGGTGTGTTTATAAATAAATCATCAACGTCAGGGTTATATATGTATTTGTATTGACCTATTGGCATGAATATCAATCCGTAACCATAAGTATAAGTCTCGCTATAATTATGTGTTGCAAATACACCAGTATTACGAGGCATCCAACCAAATTTCTTTTTAAATATTTTATTCAAATAATCCTGTATGTCCTGTCTCATGTTCATAGGTTTTCTATTCATACGAGGTTTTTTCTTGAATATGGCAAATTTATCTTTATCATTCTTACCCAGAGACCTAACGCCACGATAGAAATACCAATCAGTACCAAATTCACGAAGATATGGTGCGCATTTTCTTTTAAGTTCATCAGCAATCTCTTCGACAGAATTAAATTCAACCCTTTCGGCCGAGGATTCTTCGGTTATATATCGAACTAATCTCATTAATACCTCTCAATGCCCAGATATTTTGATAATTCATCTATGATAACCATGTCAACATAATAGTAACCATTAGGGCAATTAAATATAACCTCTCGTGCTTGTTTATCACGCCAAGCTTTTTTTAGATTACCGCCGAAATAACCATCAACCAAAAAATCAACATCCTTCTGTTCCAAAAAATACAAAGGATCTTTATAACGTAATCTAAGTTCAGATTCTATTTGGCTTTGTGCTATAAAAAAATCATAATGATCTTCTGAATACACAAACTTATACCCATTCACAGGAAACATTAAATATAAGTTTTTTCCGTACCCCCTAGACATACCGGGTCTTGTTGCGGTAAACACTCCCTCACTTCTGACTTTCCAACCAAATTTTTTCATGAATGATTTGTCTGCCATATCGTGGACACGTTTTCTTGTATCAACAGGTCTTCGATTCAGCCTTGGTTTTTGTTTAGAGATAAAAACGCCCCTTTCCAATTGTCGGTTAGTCCCTCTATAAAGAAACCCCCCAGTCTCTCTTATAAACAGAGAACAATCCTTTTGTAATATTGTTAAAACATTATCAAGATCTGGATCCTCTCCACGTATTCTGGTACCTTGCTCCGTGATAAGGTCTGTTATGTACTGTTCAAATTTCACTAAAAATACCCTCTACAATTCAACTTAATTTTATTGGGATGCGGCGATTTTCTCTCGTATTTTTCTGACCGCAGGTAATTCCGATTTTGCTGTATGTTTAATTCCAGTATAAAATATGGCTAACATAAGGTTGTATATTGTTCTACCCAACCATGGAACAGAAATAATAGATCCCGTGGCAAACAAACCAATCAACATCAGCCCGTCAGGAGATCCAAAAATGTCCTCAAGACTATAAGCACCCTTCAATGCTAATGCTATATTTGTGAAATCGAAATCATAATCCAAATTACCTATAAATGTCATCTGAGTCCACATAAAAAATAACAGCCCTGCAACAACCGATCCAGTAACTTTCTTAAGTAGAGGATACTTTTCGGCAAACTCATCAAACTTAATCGTCCCCTGTCGTATCTTCTGATATATTTTGGTTTTGTATAATTCACTGAATATCTCAAACAATCCTTGTCTAATAAACATCGTCAGAGTATTGACAGACTTAAAAATAACTTTTAATGAAAACCCAAATGATTTAAGCAACTTGAACATATTCTTTTCACTAAAAGCATTGATTATCTCTACGGCACTTAGACCAAAATCAAATATCATCTGATCGAGAATTTCGCCCGCCTCTTTAAACTTCCTGACAATAAACCCGACCGCCTTGTCCTTTAAATCAACAAGACCCTCGTCTACACCAAAGTAATAGTTTATTCCTTGGATGTATTGTTCATATGTAACATCAGATTCATTTATATACTGCTCAAATCTCATATAAATATTCTCCCTGTGAAGAACTAACCATCACCGTTTTTGTTGACCACCACACTTCCTTGTTAAACGGTAATACATCACCAACCTTTCGCAAAACAAACCCATTCTTTGCCGGATCAAGGTAATCAGTACACGCCTGTAACATGTTACCATTGTAAAACTCCTTAAAAAAACGGGACACTGGCTTATTTTTATGCGGCGAGCTTAATACCTCATCCATTTTTTCAAATTGTTTAAGTAAAGTTCCCCATTTATCAGAAGGTGATTCCTTTATATACGTTTCGAATGCAAACTTAAGATCTTCATTGAAAGTATCAAGCGAAGGACTAAAGGAATCCCATAAATCATCCTCTGGACATACACCAATATCAGTACCATCAATGGGTAGCATTATATAAGTTTTTCCTATGTGACGATCGACCCTGCTGGGGCTTGAAGCACCAATTACTGACTTACTTCTCTTTGGATATTTGTTCCATAACGACATATTATCCATCATAACAGTATAATAATTATAGGTATATCGAGAATCTCTTTTGAATCTTGATGGTTCAACAACACCATAGTCATTTGTGTAATTTTCGGAACTTCTATATAAACCACGACCCTCTGTATACATTCTCAGTGAATTACTGCATCTCTTTTTAATGAATTCAAACGCATCTTCACGACTGATCGGCTTGGTTCGACCACTAGTTCGTTTAGAATCCTCTATTAAAAAATTTTCTAATCTCATAGTAGCTCCTAAATATCAATCAATCTGCGGTAAATTGTGACGATGCAAGAAAAAACAAGCCTCTCCTTGTTCATACAACAATCTCCCTATATCATCAAAGGTAATATAACACTCACCATTCATCCCCCATGACTTACCCCATGAATTATGTATAGTGAATCTTTGTTTGGATACATTAACAGAATTAACTAAAACACAATGACCACCAGCTATTTCACCTTTTGCATAGATATATCCATTAGAATCAGGATAGAACATTCCGGTATACCAATTAATCCCAATTACTGCTGGACCGTTATATCCAACACCCAATATCAAGTCCTCCAATCCGAATGCCCAACGATACTCCTCTATCCACCCGAGTTTCTTCGCAACCTTGGCTCCAGCCAAAACACTCGTCCCTTCATAAAACGGGAATCCTCCGGGATATGACCCACCATTCCATTCATCGATTTTCTGTGCTTCCCAATATATTTTTTCTTTGGCATATCGTTCCGTGATACCTCTGACTTCTGCTGGTCTGGCGATCAATTCATGGGCAATACCAAAACCAACACAGGCTCCATCAGGTCCCTGATCCAGTTGAGCATCGCATCTCCATGTATAGGAACGTCTCTTCTTGGTACTGACTGTCGACCTTATACCATATCCACGACTACGTTCATCGAACTGGACTATACGATCAAGTCTAGCGTCACTCGTAATAACATGACCCTTCAATAATATACTTCCGTCAACTCGCATCTCATTTACAATTGAATTGAGTTTTTCGTCTTCAAGCTTCTTGATGTGTTTCATTTCTTTAACTTTTTCCAGATAATCATTATGTCTTGATTGTACAGTGCTACCCATATCAAATCTCCTTTGTTTTTATTGAATATAAGCTTCCATTTTATCTTTAAAACTTGGATCATTCCATAGACTCAATTCAACTAAAATACAGTAACCATCAGTCCATACCTCTTTTCTGCGGGGAATGGCATTACCGACCTTTTTTAATTGAAAATTTTTATCAGGTTCCATGACTGTTTTATAAAATCCAAAAAGGTCTTTGCTATCGAACCACATATCAATCAAATTATCCGTCGGACTGTAACTTGATAAAATTTTTGACAAATCTTTTCTTATGTCACGGTCAGTATTCATTCGCCCTATTATATCATTTATCGTTGAAAGCTTTGACCAAGATCCGTCATAGGGTCTGGCTATAGTAGGATAATTATAACTCTTTTCTTCTATATAACCCATATATGACCAAATAGTATCATCAACAAACGCATTTATTTGACCTAAATCTTCGCCGGTACTTTTATAACTTACAGAAAATATATCATCGTAATTAACAACACCCACTGTAGACCCATCTTCTGGAAGAACAACATAAAGTCTGTTCCCATAAGACATAGCTTTACCCATATCAGTAGAACATATAACACTTTCACTTCTTTTGGGATATCCCGAGAAAGTACCTCCATTGTCCATGAAAAGGGTATAATAATTAAAGGTGTTTCTGGATTCTCTTTTTCTGTTCTGCTTAGGATCAATCTCCATAACAGTACCTTTACCAAGTACACCACGAAAGATAAGATTATTTTTAAGTGATCTATTATAAGCCTTCATGCATCTTTTGGATATAATCTCAAGACCCTTATCAAGGTTAATACTTTTGCTCCTGCCTTCATTTAAGTAATGTTCTAATTTCATAATGATTTCTTAAGCCTTTGTAAGAATTTCGTATCAAATGCATTATTTTCGAATGATACGATATAATATTCATAACATTTGAACATGGCCTCATGGGATGACTCTGCTTTCCACCCATGATATTTAAAAAACAACTCATCCATGAGATCATGTAAATGTTTCGGAGTGTCTTTAGGAACCATTTTTCGTCTCGACCTGACTTTTAGGATATAATCACTCATCTCTTTTTGTGTGCCACGATATACGGGGTTATATGGTTGTACTCCAAACTCTTTAATGAATGGTTGACAATCCCTTTTGAGGACATCAATGATATCATCCATTTCCAGTTCGCGCTTTGTTGGTTCTTCTTCATTTTATACAGTTTCATTACGACCTCGATATATAAAGAGTGCCATCTTTTATTTTTCCGGTTAAAAAATATTCCTTAATATATTTATGATAATCCACGTCGATCAAATAATATCCGCTACACTTCCATACGACTTCTATGACATAGTGGTGACCGTTGACGTTCTGATATTTTTTCAGCCCTTTATCTGTATATTTTGGTAAAAATTCCTCAATATACGATTTGCCTTTATTATACGCAAATTTATCAGACGTGTCGCCTTCTTTGTATTTTTTTATCCATTCATATGTGATAGAAAAATCAGCTATATCAATCACATCTTTGTTGTAGAGATAACTGTATGCTCCGACTGGAAAGAATAGAAACGATTTATTCCCATATTTAAGCGAATTACGATAGTCTGTTGATGTGTATACCCCCTCTGAACGCCATTTCCACCCCCATTTTTTCTTACTCCATTCATCGAGAAAATAATGCATCAACAACTCGGAATCCTTCGGTCTTCTGTCCTGTCTTGCTGTACGATACATAACTGCATGTGTATTAATATTTGTCCCCCGGAAAAAACGGCTACCGGATACATTAAATTCCTTTAACCACGGAGCGCAGTCTTTCTTGATCATTTCACAAACATCAATTAGGTCTGATACATTTTTAATATCTCTACTCTGATACCCCTCGGTCAAATAATGTTCAAGTCTCATGATAAAATTTCTCCTCCAACCGTTTAAAGCCAAAATCAATCAATTTCTTAAAAAAATACGCGAACATAGGTAATAATACTATATTTATAAAAGGGTTTTTGGCATCAATTTTGAACAATGTCATAACATCTTCGATTTCTTTGGCAATATGCCCCTTCTCTGACAGATATGCTTGTTTTTCCTTTTCTAATTCATCAATGCGATTTTGTAACTTATCGACAATAGGTTCTACAGGAACCGGTGTGACTGATGAAGGTTCAGGACATCCATCCTCACGAACAACCATATTAAGTGGAGTATTTGGGCATTTATCATAGGTATCCGGGACATTATCACTATCACTATCACTATCTATGGGATATGGTGATGCGGCAATTGGTGGCGAAGCCGGTAATCGTGACGGTTCAACTATCATAGCTAATGATTCATCACGATACGCACGTTGTACTTGTCTCAACTCCATTTGCTTGGTCTCGATATCTTCAACTGCGGTATCAATTAAATTGTTATTCAGCTTGATCTGTGCATAAGTAGCTTGCTCTACTTGGACATAATTGATATAGTTGGTGTATCCCCATATACCTAAAATAATGAATCCAACTATTAAGTAAATAAAAAATCTCGTCCACCTGAATTTTTCCATAAAAAATCTCCTGAGAGTTATGTAAATATTTATGAAAACTTGATATACGATAGTGACTGTGATATGATAATTAAATGAGGGAATATTCGGAACAATATAAACCCAATGAATTGAATGTTGACTGTCACCCGGATGATTAAACCTTATTAGAATGATCATATTTTTAGAAGATTTATTTGAGATATGAAGCGGAAGAAATTGACATACGAACCAAGGGAACCACAATCACGTGCTTCCCTTTTAGCATTGAGATTTCAGTATCTTAGTGACCCAATGGTTGACAGTCGTGAGCCATGTGAAGTATGGCTTGACTTTCGTATGTCACTTCTGTCTCAATGGGAAAAAGAACGCGGTACACTCACCTGTCATTACTGTGGACGTGACAATCTACAGAAGGTTACGGAGGGTGTTGAACCTCGCAACCAAGCAACTCTTGACCATGTTATGCCACGTGCAAGGGGGGGCGCGGAATTTGATGAATCGAATCTTGTAGTTGCGTGTAGACCATGCAACGAACGCAAAGCAGATAACCCGCCCACGAAAATAATTCTTGCTGAAAATCCTTGACTATAAACGGGATCGATGTTAATCTGTAGTTGTGATTGACGTTAACCCTTCTTTGTGAGGACACTATGAACCAAATCGAAATGAACATCATCACAAAAATCAAAAACACCAATAATAACAAACTTTTGGTATGTCGTTTTGAAAAAGAGGAAATCCCCGTTCTTGACCAGATGCGTAACAAGGGTATTATTGCCCCTGCACGATTCTGTGGTGAACCTGCCGCAGCACTCTCTCAACGTTACCTGAAAGGACTTGTGTAATGAAAATCAATAAACGTTTCCAAGACTATGTTGACCACCATAACCTTTGGTATGAGGTTATTGGTAAACCTGAAAAATAGTATCAAATTTCCCCTGTCACAAGAAGACGTTAACGTGCTGGGTAATAAACTTTCCAATGAACTTTCCCCTGAGAATCTGCACTGTGATGGTGAAATTTCACGCAATCAAGCACAACGTAAATACAACAAACTGATGAACGTGGTCAAAGACCTGAATGTATACGCAAAGAAGAATGGTTTGTGTGAACCCAACATTTATTGTTAAGGAGATAGATTATGGATACTTTTACCGCAACAATGATTGCAGAAGGCGTTGAGCCAGTTGATACCGAAGAAGGATATTTTAGTGCATGGCAACTCCAAGGTTGGTTTGGTCATACAGCATCCCAATTAATCGAACTTGGTCATTGTACCTACAACAAATAACTCTTGACTGTAAACGGGGTTAGTGGTACTATCTTTATGTAGTCACCGTTAACCCCCTTCTGCATTGGAGTTTCCCTTGAAAAAATTCAGAGCTAAAACTGATATTTTCCTTTCCATGTGTGCTGATTCTAAATCTCTCGGTGAAGATAATGACTGTACTGTGAAAGCTATCGCAATCACCACTGGTATTCCTTATAAAAAGGTACATGAAACGTTGAAAAAAGGGGGTCGTGGTGATGGTAAATGCGCTACCCTGAGTCAAATGCAAAATGCTTGTCTTGACCTTGGTTTCAAGATGAAAAATATCCCTCTCGAGACTATCAAGGAAAAGTATCCTGCTGCGGGTCGCAAACTCAAGAGTATCACCACGAATCACCCCGAACTATTCAATAAGGCATGGAAAGATGGTAAGAATTATATCCTTCATTGTCGGGGTCATGTTGCCGCAGTCATCGATGGTGTGAACCACGATTGGACTTTTGGGCGGAAATATCGCGTTAATAATATTTACGAGGTTGTCCCTGCAAAATAACAGTTGACACTATCCGTGGATATGATAGTATATAGATGTGGTCGCGGAGTGATCACCACTTTTTGAAAGGATATAAAATCATGGCTTATATGAGTCAGGAACTAAAAGCTAAAATGGCACCCGGTATCAAAGCGGTACTTAAAAAAATATGGTGTTAAAGGTAGCATTTCTGTTAGAAACCATTCGACTTTGGTCGTTACCCTGTATAAAGGTCGCCTTGATCTCAAAGAGTCCCCGAATATTTTTTGGATTGATCGTCACTATGAAGGCAAGATTAAAGAATTTTTGAAGAATTGCGTCAAGCCATGAGCATTGGATACTATGATAACAGTGACCCAATGATTGACTATCATGATGTCGCATACTATCGTAAAATCCAAGTCGGGACATACATTAAACCCTATGTATTAGAAAAATAGAGATGATCGTTTGGAGAGAAAAAAAAATAATGAAACCTTATAAGATATTCGCAGAATTAATAGAACAAGATGCATTGGATCAATTCCATCAAGCAATGGAACAAAAGTTTGTCGTTAAAGGTGCATTGATGCCTGATGCCCATAAAGGATACTCTTTGCCTATAGGAGCCGTTGTCGCCACAAAAAACGTCATTGTTCCTTCTTGGGTTGGATATGATATCGGTTGCGGTATGTGCGCAATCCCTACTTCATTCACCCTTTCCGATATATATCAAAACGCTCAAGCGATATGGGCTAGAATTCAAGAAGCTATACCTGTTGGATTTAATCATCATGATACACACCAGACATGGGATCGATATAGCACTATCGAAAAAACTGAAACCGCTATCAATATTTTTAATTACAAAAACGGTATTGGTTGGAGACAACTCGGAACCCTTGGCGGCGGCAACCATTTCATTGAAATCGGTTCAGACGAAAATGGAGTCATATGGATCATTGTTCACTCAGGATCTCGTGGTATCGGTCATGCCATAGCTACCCATTACATGAAAATTGCAGGTGGAGGTAAAGCCCGTGAAGGATCCTATGGATTGGATGTTAATTCTCCAAACGGAAAAGACTACATCATTGATTTAAATTTTGCTCTTGAATTCGCATTAGAAAACCGATTTAAAATTATAAATCAAGTCAGCAATGTTATAGAGGAATACTGTAAAGGGAGTTTGGACTGGTCTTGTTTTATAAACAGAAACCATAACCACGCAGAAGAAAAAGACGGTCTGTGGATTCATAGAAAAGGCGCAACCCATGCAGAAGCAGGCATGGAAGGAGTCATTCCCGGTAACATGAGAGACGGATCATTCATTGTTGTCGGAAAAGGTAACCCTGAATCACTATACTCCAGTTCCCATGGTGCCGGTCGAGTTTTAGGTCGAAACGTCGCAAAGAAGATATTAGATATAAATGACTTCACAGAAACTATGAAAGGTATTGTAGCAAACGTAGATGATAGTACATTAGATGAATCCCCTTTTGCTTATAAAAATATTTTTGATGTCATGAAACAACAAGAGGAATTAGTCTCAGTTAAATATTACGTCAAACCAATAATTAATGTTAAAGGATGAATTGAAACCATTAAAAAGATTAAAGCCAAGAGGTAGGTAGGAAGATATGTATATAAAAATAATGCAACAATCACAAGACCAATACAAAGAGAAAATGTATCAATGCACCAATTACACCTATGTCGAGAATGATGTAACAACAAAGTTTTTCCATTATTCACGATGAAGACAATGTTACCACTATCACATTTGACAACATACCAACAACCAAGATATGGATAATGAATGATAACGGAGTCACGATAGACAGTTACAAGTACAATGAACACGGAAAGTTAAAATAAAATAAACCAAACAAAAATCTATTTACCTGCCGACCCTTTTCTGATAATAATACCAGAAAAGGGTTTATTTTTTACCAGAGGAACTATTCTCTTCAAATCTTATCTTGGATCATGGAATAACTGATGATGAAAACAGAATGATAGTCATTGAACCAAGTCTTTAACACTTTTCACCACCATTTAACACTAATATCCTCTAATAAATGGATAACAATAACCCCTTGAAATATAAGGGGGTTTTTAATGCCCTGATATAGTCAATAGAAGGTATACCATACAGGAGTATAATTAGGTATAATAAAAGATGATTCAATACCATAATAGACCATGACCGTTCGGATCAGATGAATTTAGACCGCTTTTAAGTGTAGTCATTTAAAAATAAAAATAGAAGAAATTCTTATAAAATATAAGGAAAATAAAGGTGCGAAAAAAGGTAAAAATAGATAAAGAAACAAAAAACCCTTTGTTTATAAGGGAAAGAAGTGTGTACTAATTCCTTGGAAGTATAATCACCCTCTACATTTTGCGTTAAAATAAATGTTCAGTAATTTTCTGGGGGTTGTCTGGTACAAAGTCCCACCTGACCGCATGTTTTAGGTCAATAGAGGAAAACGATTCATTAAAATAGGTTCACTCCCAGACCAAACTCCCGTTCTACAGCCTAAAACACTCGACATGAGGGGATTTTTAATGAAAAGTTATAAAGAGGTTTAATTTTTCATCTGAATACCACTATATATAGTGGTGTGAATGAATCATGGCTCAACACATATGATTTTCCATATACACTGATTTTTACTGACCTGAATGACACTTTTGGCCTAGACAGAACACCCATTTTTATTAAAATGACCCACCACTATATATAGTGTTTGATTTTTTCAAAATTTATATAATAAAATGGGACTGACAACCCGTTTTCTTGTACCATATGTGATGTATTTCTTTATTAGGGCATAAACCATACCAAATTTTATCCACAACAGGAACTGTCTAGTTTACATAATACTAGTTATCGGTCATTAAGAAAATTATAATAATTTTTTTCCTCTTGTAAATTAGCCACTTGAAAGTATGAAAAAATACTGGATAATCGACATTATATCGGTTTTCATATATGTTGATAACTATTGATTTGATTACTTGATATGGTATGGGGTAGATGAATGATAAAATATACTCTATATGGTATAGCATAAACGCCATTTTCAGTATAACACAGAGTGTCTGTGTAGTCAAATAATAAATTTCAAAGGAAAAGGGTTATTTTTTTGTATTCTGGCACAAACAATGCTATGACACAATAACCTATACAAAAATGTGTCAATTCATTAAAAATATTCCATTAATATGAAACACTGTGACGCAAAATAACTCCTCTTATCCCCTGTAAAATTATATATGAATATATATATTATATATGAAAAACCAATCGGTCAACTCGTCAAGGGGTAGGGGAGGTAATTGCTATACTCTTTACTTATGTAATTTTTAAGTTTTTATATGTCCCAATCTACGTATATACAAAATCCCTTTTTGAAAAGTAAATCGCATCCTGAATGGTCATACCCTAAATTTTGTGTATAAAATTTTTTTTCCATGGGAACCTGTCAGAATTGTATATACATGTGTTTATTTTATATAAATAGGTATAGATTGGAACAAAAGGAGATTTTATTATGGGTGAGAACCGGGATAAAACTTATCCGATAAGGATGAATGAGGAAGAGTTAAAGATGACGAAGGAGTTAGCGAAGAGGGTTAAATTACCTGATATGGTACGGAGGTATATTAAGGAGTTGTATGATGAACATATATCGTCTGTATAGAAGATCCCTCTTTTTGTTGATATTAACCTTTTACTTCTTTTAAGATACAGTCGATACTGGAATACAGATCATCATTTGAGACACCAAGTGAATCCAAATATTCCATCCAGTTGAGTACCTCGTGAAGTTGCTCGTACATTTCTGGTGCCACGGATTCTATTCTTTTTGTCTTGGCTTCTATGCCGCAGTTGCAAGGCAGGTGAGGATATAGAGATCCTGTTTTGTTTTTGAGAATGTTACAAGTTGGTTTGTGTTCATTTATTATGTTCATTTATTTTGAATTCTTTCTTTGGCTGTATTGAAATAGGTTTCGTCAAGTTCAATTCCTATGAATTTACGATTAAGGTGTTTACAAGCAAGACCTGTTGTTCCACTCCCCATTGTTGAGTCTAAAACGGTTTGTTGTTCTAGTGTGTATGTTTTTATGAGGTATTTCATAAGCTCAAGAGGTTTTTGTGTTGGGTGAAAACCTTTACGATCTTGTTTGAACTTTTTGACGGATTTTGGGTATCTGATTCCGTTGTTTTCTTTATGTTGAGATTTACCAGATCCGTAAACTTCACCAATGGTTGCATCATCTTGAGCCATGAATGATTTGTAAGGGTCGCCTTTTTCCATTTGGGGAAAATACCGTCCTCTTTTTTTAGAAAATACTAATATTTGTTCATGGTTTTTCATGGGTTGGTGTTTTGCTAATAGAGGATTCATACCTTGGGGGTTTTCCCATATCCATTCATATTTGAACCATTCAGGATTTGACATGACAAGGTGAGAAGAAAATGGTTGTGTGGCGGTTAGTACAATATTACCATCATCCATAATGATACGTTTATATTGAGTCCACATGTGTTCTATATCAATGACTGAATCCCATTTACAGGCTGTAACTCCATAGGGTAGGTCTGTTAAGATCAGATCAATAGATTTATCTGGTATGTTTTTCATGACGTCCAGACAGTCTCCATGTATAAGTGTGACAGGGTTTTGTATCAGGTTCAATATAAAAAGATCTCCTGTTTATAGTCCAATATTAATTAGTATATGGTATATAGAATTCTATGTCAACATCGTTTCATCGTTGTTAAATCTAAAAAAATGATGTTTTGTCGGGGGATGAATAAATAATATAAATACTTGTACCTGATAGAATCATTACGGAGGATTTTAATATAATGGCAATATTAACAGATTTTTATGGAAAGATACCCAAATATGATGACAACACGTTTGAATATGATATAAAAAGCACAACGCTCTTAGATTTTAGTGGATCAACAGCCGGTTCGCCTTGTTTTGTAGATATATACATGAATGCATATATAAGAGATTTAATTACGGCTGGAGCGGCGGATGCAAAAGTCTTTGATTCAAGACATTGTACAATCACTCGAACAGAATCATATGATAGTGTAACAGGTGTACCTACCACATATAACTTTTATGCAGGTGGACACCCCAATTTAAAATGGATTGATTTAAGTCATTGCGGAAGAATTTATACCAATATTGATGATATTATTCCGGTTGATAATATTACGACAATTGATATTATTGTGCCAAATCATGGCATTCCTTTGAATACAGAAAATCTATCCAGTGGTTATATTAAAATGGGTGTAAGTGATTATGGAACAAGTGGTATTTTATCAAGTGTTGATAATTTACCGATAAATGCCATCATTGATGAGAATACTCTACGATTAGGAATAACATTGGAATTTTGGAATTTGTCAAAATCAAATGCTGCGGGACAGAATCTTTATATAGATAACCCTATTATACATAATGTCGGTGGACAAAATTTTACAGGAAATAGATTAGACATTCATTGGAAATTTGATAGGAATGATCCATACTTCTTGGAGAGCATTTTCTGTGACGATTGAATTTCAAATAAGTCTTCTGGTAGATTATTTTTATAAAATTTTTCCAAAGCGTTGTTTTTATATTATTTCCAATAACAAAGCATCTTTTTAGTATCTTCCTCGGAAAGATAAGATGCATGAATGATCCTAACCGTTACTTGAAAAGTAATAAAACTTATCATGCTTTGCAACAGGAACCGTACATTCCTGTAACGAACCCAATAACATCTAAAAGGTTAACAACTTCGTCGCATGTCATACAATCATCTTAGCCAAAGATTCATCTATAGTTGTTGAAGGTGACCACCCGACTAAATTCTTAATCTTTGTTATATCAGGAACACGCCTCAAAGTATCTTCATACATTTTGTTATAAGCTTGTTCATATGTAAAATATTCTTTACCTGATGAACTTTTTGTGATACTAATAACCCGATCAGCAAGTTCATTGATAGATATTTCCTCGTTATTTCCGATGTTGAATAATTGACCGTCTGTTCTAGAATCTTTAATCATAAACATTAACGCATCAATACAATCATTAATATAAGTAAAAGATCTGGTTTGTTCACCTGTACCAAATATAGTCAGATTTTCTCCTGATAATGATTGTTTGATAAATCGAGGGACAACCATACCATATTTACCGGTTTGCCTCTTTCCGATAATATTAAATAACCTGACAATGGATATCCTTAAATCATGAACATTTTTGTTACTAAACATCATCTGTTCCATCAATAATTTATTAGTGGCATACCCCCATCGACATTTTTCTGAGGTTCCAAATACAATATCATCACATTCAAACATCGGAATTTTGTTAGATTTACCATAAACTTCTGACGTACTGGAAAATATCAATTTAGAATTATATTTCTTGGCTTTCTCTAATATTGACTGATTAATAATCTCATCATTAATCATATGTTTAGCGGGGTCTTGATGTTGCATCATTTGACCTATACTTGATGCCAAATGAACAATGATATCGACTGGTTCTAAATAAAATTCTGTGGTCAAATCTTTAAAATAAAAATCAAAATTTGATTTATTGAATAATTGTTGGATATTCTCTCTACATCCTGTAGAAAAATTATCAACACCTATAACATGATACTTAAGATTAACCAATCTATCACATAAATGTGATCCAATGAAACCTGCTGCTCCTGTAACTAAAATCTTTATCATTGAATAATAATTGCGATCTATGAGTAAAACATTTAATAAACCGCTTCCTAATTTATTTTATTTTTGTATTGAAAATTATAGTTCATAATATTTTTATGAATAATGGTATCTCCTGATTTAATATAAACGGTGTTCATACCAAATACTCGAATGATAACATCTTTGCCATATTTTTCTTTGAATGAATTGATAATCTCAGAATTAATCATAGAAGAAACCTTTCATAGTGTTATGTTTGATGTAAAAAAAGAATACCAAAACGATACATAAATGTCAAGATTTTTTGGGCGGTGAGACAATGAGACCACCGTATCACGTTACGTATAAAGCTGTGTACAAGTGTCATTTGATTAAATCAAAACTATGTTTAGTTGGTATGGACAGCCCAAACGAATCCGACCAAAATTGAACTTTTTCGAAATTCATGGTTGTTTCGGAAATACTATAATCATGAACGTAATCCATATCAAATTCACGTTTAAGTAAAAAATATTGTTTCATGAAGGTTTTTGTTCCAATAGACATTTTAATGGTATACTGATACCCTTCAATTATTCTGAATCTTTTTTTAAACCAAAATTTTCTTTTCACATTTATAAAACCTCTTTTTATTATAACTTTTTGAGAATAATAAATTTAACTTTGATATCATCTCCATAATCAGGGTCACCGGGCAAATAAGGAAAATCCTTGGTTACTTTGATAACTTTAACTTTGCTGTGGTTATTTAAATACCTTTCATACCCCTGAGATTCATACATATCTGATCTATGAGATAAAACAATAACACCTTTAGGATTAGTAAGCGAAAATATATTCTCTAATATCCCCTTACTATCAAAATATGTTAATGATCCGATACAAGTGACAAGATCAAAGGTTCCATTGGACAGAAATGGTTTGTTCATATCATGCCGGGTTAAAGTTTTATAGATATTTTTACTTTTAGCTATATCCAACATCCGTTGACTTAAATCAACACCATGAATATTAGTGAAACCATTCTGTAATAAAGTAGTTCCGACTAGACCCGTTCCACAACAAACATCCAGTACTGACATATCACGTGCAAAATGACCTCTAACGTGACGAACCCATTTTCTCCAAGCCGTGTATCCAAGTTCTTTAATTAAATACATATCATATTCTTTAGCAACAATGTTATACTCTTCTCGATTTAGTTCAATAGAACTGGATGGGTCTTTAGCCCAACTACTAACAATATCTTTAATGCTTTTTGACATAAATATCCTTTTCTCTCTCTTTTTTTTATTTTTTAAGTCACATTAATTCTATGCGAAATGTCTTTTGCTTGAATCTGTATACGATAAAATTTTGTTGTATAATCACCAGAAGTCGTATAGTGCGCATAATTAAAATGGAGTGCTGCTCCGACCAGATAACCATCTCCATTAATATATGGACTTAGTATCGACCAAGAATCACGAATCCTGATTTCGTTTGAATTTAATGATACATTATCTATAACAAACAAATTATCAACAGATGAACTGCTATCAATTTTAAACCTAACAGTCATATTATCAGTGTCAACAATCGGTGTTGTTATTAAAGTTTCATCCGCTGATAATATAGTGTGATCTGTTGTCCCATCCTGTATCAGAATTCCGTAATATTTTTTTATTTTTGACAAATCGATATAATTCATATCTTCTGATAATAATGTCAAACCTTCGCCACCATCATAAACTTGAATTGATGTAATAACATCAACATCAGATTCATACAAAGGTGCGACCCCTATACCGGATGAAATAAAAGATCCAATATCTTGATAGGCATATACATAAGAAGAGGGCGATATATCTCTTCCCTGAAAATACAAAGATTCTGTAATATAACCATCCAAAGGCATAACATCATCAACGGGACCATAAAAATCCTCACACCCCATAATTCTAGCGTCATAGTTTTGGTTATTTACAATTCTTCCGTTGAGATTTGTACAGTTAATAAGTTTACAATTTTTCGATACAATAATATCACCTTTATCAAAAACACAATCAACAAAGACATTATTACTATACATATACCCAATATCAAAATAACATCCAATTGCATAGAGTTTGGCAATATAAACTCCATTTAAACTCATAAAATTACAATTAATGGCTTGGCTACCAGCACCTTTTCCTGTTGTGGCAAATTCATTAAAATCCCCTCCATAAAAATCAAAAGTATCAAGATTATATGACATTGACACATAATAATTCCATTGATTTAACGTAATACTACTTGATCTGTGAGAAAAAAATTCAACATTCTGGTTTATTATCTCTTGACCATCAACAGTCATCGCGAAATTCTTAAATTCTATACGACAATTCTTTGAAACTCTCCAACCAATTTCTTCAACAAAATCAATAACATCGTTATGGTCTTCTATGGTCAAGAATGTACCAGACTCATCAATGGATTGTATTCTAAAATATACTATTCCTTCACCAAGTTCTATGTAATCACCCACTTCAATGCGATAAGGTGTAAGTGAAGTTAAACCATCAGATGCAAGAGTATTCCAATTAAAATTATCAGCATAAACTCTATCGCCACCTAAACTACAGGAAATAGTCTTATAACCCGATTGTATAATTGTAGGAGGATTAACAGAATAATCATAGTAGTTTTGATAATCCTTATCATAATAAATTTTCATATTATGAAAAGTAGCGCCGTCATTAATAATAACTTTCGTTGTACTTCTACTCACACCATGGATACGTAATACGTCATCTGGTCTGTTATTCATATCCCTAAGTATATCTCTGGTTAACACGTGATTACCTTCTCGCAGAAAAATATTCCAGTCACCGGCATCATATGCATCGTTGATTGAAGTGTAATCCCCTTTACCAGATAAATCAACAACCTTCCATTCCCCTGTCATTGGGTGAAGTGTTGTTTTTTTGTCTTTTATATAAAAATCATTTAATTCTGACATTATTATCTCCTTGAAAATAATTAATAATAATCTATCCTTGGTATATGGAGAGGTTTTGGTTGAACTTGGACATAATAAACGTTACCGAATCTATTCACCGAACCACCATCATATACATAGGGAAAATATAGAGAAGATCCTTTTAACACACCATCATAGATAAAAGGTTCTAATATTGACCACGAATCTTTTAACCTTATATTATAATAATCTATAGACTCAATTAAAAATGTTTCACTAACAGCGCCCTCATATTGACCTTGATACAACATACCTATATTATCACTTTGTGTTATATTATTATGTAAAATGTTACCCTGATCAGATGTTAGAATAGTGTCATCCGTAAGACCATCACGGGTTAATATTCCATAATACCGTTTCATCCCAGAGAAATCAAATCCCTTTATATCATGATATGGTTGTATTGTTCCACTATTATACACATCGATAGCTGTTATAAGATCATGAGTAGCTTCATATGCTCCGGTATTCGAGATAAACTGCCCTGCTTTATAAAAGCGATCTTTAGTTGAAACGATAGTTCTTCCTGAAAAAGTTAAAGTTTCGGTAAGTCTACCATTTCTGGGAATAATACTATCAATTTTACCATCAACATCCAAACATCCAACGAATCTGACCTTATTATCATAATTATACAATTTACACTTTATACCTCTACACCCAATTAAGGATAAGTTTGTACCATCATCAATAAAAAAATTTTCATCAAAGATGCAATTAATAAAAGTTGAATTTCCATAACATACGATATCTTCAAAATAACAATCAAAGAATTTACCTCTTGATATATAAGGGGATAGATCCTCAGAAAGAGTATTGAAATTTCTGATAGTACTACCAGAACCCATACCATCATAACAAAAGTTGATAGAACCACCCGTGAGAGGCAAATAACCACCTGTGACATCAACATTATCTATTTTATATGCAACGGGACATGATACATTCCAGTCGTTACTTCTGTTATCATGATTGATAAAATCTCGTCTACCAGAATCATAGGTATCAATTAATTCTGGATGATCCGCATATAAGTGGATGTTAGAAAGTTCTAGTTTGAATTCTTTGGTTATAAAGAAATAGTCATAATTGATGATATCTTCGCAGTCATTATGACCATCAATTACAAGGTAACTACCATCAGCGGATATCTCCCTTATCCTGAAATATTGTGAATAAGTGAGTGATATATAACTTCCGACTTGTATACAAGGTCTTGTTTCTGATAACAAAATCCAATCAAAATTGTTTGCATAAACTTTGTTATCACCAAGTGAACAAGATATAAATCTTTCTTTTATTGCGCCACTTGGTGGGTTTGTGTTATAATCATAACCGTTATCAAAATCTTCCGTAAAATAAGGAATTATATTATACATAATATTACCATTAGTATATATCAACTTTGTCGTTGATTTACTCTCACCATGTATTCTAAGGGGTATATCACCTTGAACTGACAAGTCATAACGCATACTATCTGTCATGACATGATCACCTGTGGTTAAAAATAAGTTATAATGACCATCATTAAATGCATCTGTAACCGACACATAATCACCGTCACCATTCACATCAACAATCGTCCAATCACCATACATTGGATGAAGTGTTGTTTTTTTATATTTTGTATATAAGTTATTTAA